CTTCGTCCAAGTTGTCTGTACTGATGCCATCTCATCTCTCCTTCTTCACTGGCGCTTTGATGAGAACATCTTCTATTCTCTCTACACGCCGTTCCACACCATCCACCTTTAAATCAATGGCGGTTAACCGAGCCGTAAGCCCACCATAGCTGAGAAATATCGCTGCTAAGGTAGTTATAATTACTAATCCAGTAGTAACCAACCCCGGAAGATAAGCCGCCCAATTCCCACCCTGTTTTCTCACTACTGGTGTCATACTCTATGTACCCTGAATTCCCTGGTACCGGTCATAATACCCCGGTAGCTGCGTTTCGCCTCCTTCAAAGCTGCATGCCATTTCCGTTCGTAGAACAGAGATGTCTTCTCGTCGCCTTCATCTTCAAACAGCTTCCAACGTATATAATAAACCAATGCTCTATGGAACTCAGCAGGAATATCGGGGTATTTGCTGGTAGTTATATCAGCAACCGCATAATCCTCTACTGCCGAGCCCAGCACGGTTATAGTCTTTGCATCGGTTAAGTCGGAATAGGTATTGCCAGCCTTGCTGGTCAATGCCAACTTACCCTTTTCTATCCACCAGACAGTAGTAGCCATTATCTACCTCCTATATCTATTCGAGGCCATTTGCTATGCGCAAGAGGGAAATACGGCTTTCTTTTGTGTGAACCATACCGATGTAACATTTCATGGAGAAGAGCTTCTGTCACGTTATATCCGCGCTTACGGATTCCTATAGGATCGTACAATATCCCAGCGGGAGATCCCGGTTTTCTCGAAGGGAAATAACGCGCTGGCGACACCCGGAGAGCCCGATCCAACCAGGAGCCCGCCTTCTGGCTTACAAGCTCACCAGAAGCTACAGCGCCACGCAGGTCGCCTAAAATATTCGGCTCTGCCACGCCGTTAGTGACTGTCACGGGATAAGCCATACCCCTCCCTGTATATCTGTCGCCATGCTGGTACCACTTACTTTTGCCACCTGTGTTCCATGCAGTACCAGGGTCTGAAAGAATAGACAATGCCTGTTGCTCAAAGTCAGCTGGATCGTTTACGCGATTAAGAACGACGCTCAAAAAATCATCTCCCTCTACCTCGGGCGTATTCTTTGGTCTTGACCACTTCGCCGCATAAAGGCTGCCCAGATACTCATTACGTTTCTCAGCCCGGCTTTGCATAAAGGACTCCCAGAAACTCATTACGTTGTATCCACCTGGTAAGGAACTTCACCCAACCGGTCAATCTCCACACCATCGTACCAAACATTCTTCACACTCAATACTCGCTTGATAGTAGAATCGTCAGCATCGGTGAATATACTGGTATCATTATTCTGGCCAAGAGAGTAATACCGCTGACCGCTTACCTGAGTAGCAGTCAACTGCCTCTCCAAGCCCAACTCTTTGACTATCTTTTCCACGCCATCATTCAAATGGATGACAAATTCCTGCTCACCGAGATTCTTATGTCGCTTACGCGCCATTTCCAGAATATTGAATATCGATATCCGCGCCATGCTAAACCACCTTCAGTCCGAAGAAATACTGGAATGTAGCTGGATTACTAATTCCCTTAATCATTATCTGGTCGCAGTTGATACCATTCGGCATTGCTTTTAGCGGAAGAATTTCCTTAGGCTCCAGCTGGGAAAACCACATCGCCCCACCATTAATACTTATTTGAATACTGTCAGTAGCGTCTGTGTTCTTTATTAATACAAACGATACTTTCGTATTGCCAGCAGCATATTCAGGTTTAAAACCTTCCAAAGTAGCAGTACCAGTACCAAACTTGGGAGTGGCATCATCAACCTGAAAATCAAAATAACCGCCATATGACTGGAGTGTCACCTCGCTATCTTCCAAAAACCTGGTTGAATTATCAGCCATAGTGACACCCTCAAGGGATATCATCTGCATCCAAGCTCTGAGTTTCCTGTCGTCAGCCACACCTGTACCTCCTGTCACTGTTATCGGAACCAACTCCACATCCTGACCGCCATTACCATCATTAATGATACACGCTACTGAATATGTACCTTGTGTATCAGGCGCTGTCCAGGTAATCTCGCTTCCGCTACCCGATATCGTACCGCTGGATGCTTCCCATGAGTAGGTAAGAACATCATCGTCATCGTCACTGGCAGTAGCCGTAACCGTAGAAGTAGCTTTTCTCTCCACTGACGCTGGATCAGCTACCAATGTGTCTACAGTAGGCGCGGTATTGGACCCGGAAGGAGCTGAATACTCCAGACTACCCATATCAGGACTAGCGTCCCTGGTAGCCCCGAACATATCAGTAGTAATACTCAGATCAGTGCCAACATCCACACCAGGGTCGTCCGCATGCAACGCTGGAGTCGTCCACGGTTGAGAATTGATATTGCCTGTTCCTACACCTGTGTAGTCGGTAGATAGATTGCTGTAGTTCACGTTTTCCGTAGCACCGACGGAATTATCAATCGACGCGGAATTCGGGGTCCAGAACACTGCGTTGTCTACAGTAGCCGTAGCGCCGGAATTTTTCAGAGAAATCGCTGCTCCCATCGCGTTATCAATAACCGTGTCATGCTTGCTGGTAGTGCTTCCTCCAGAACTTTGCACACACGTAAGTAATCCGCTCGTATGATATGAGCCGTCACAACCTACTACTCGGTTGTTCTCGGTGTTAAGGTCTCCGGTTGTAACATAGGCCATTCCGCGTCTGCCGATGCAGGATCGCGGCCAACAATTTTTTACTGTCAGGCCGGTCTTGTCGTCATTTCTTACAACAAACCCATAAGCGTAGGTCGAATGTACCTGGAACCCATCAATAACCTTTGTTGTCCCTGTACCCGGCTTCCGAACAAACGCGTTAGTGCTTGCATCAACAAAACATTTCTGCGGTCCGTTGGCGGACTTCAGGGTCAGCCTTTTATTAGCAAAATCGAGATTCCGATTATACTCACCAGAATACTCGCCATCAGCAACGATAATCGTATCGTCATCGCTGGCAGCGGTTATTGCCGAAGCAATATCAGATTCGTCAGCAGGCACGTTAATATCAGCCATAGGTAATAGCCGTTCCTACAAGTGTTACAGATACGGGCTTACAGGTATCTGCTATCATCGTCAGTTTCTCCAGTCCAGTATTTTTATGCTTAACCTTGAGCTTCTTTTTAAACTCAATTTCGGTTTCTTCTTCTCTACCGTCATCATACTCAGCATAAAGCGTCATTTTACCCTGATACTCGTTCGATTCAATTTGGATATGGTTTCCCGTATCCTCCACCTCAAGGAGAATATACCGCTTGAACTCTCCGTCTTGAATATAGTAATCACTGGCATCAATATCCTTCTCAGAAACAAGAATACCATATTTTTCATCCGATTTAACCTTCTGATCATCAGGATATTTCCCGGCTATCTCGCCGGTAGAAAGCAAATAATGATACTGCACTATTCCAATCCATCTTGAATGCCTTCGACTGAACACTTCAGAAGATTGAATACCGAAACAGAATCGGGGTGTACCTCTGCATGGTCAACAGCCAGGGTTATAGCCTGGTCTACAATGTCCAATGCTTCCAAGGTCAAATCCTTATCTTCCTGCTCCAGTTCCAATAGCTCAGCAGCCTTCTCGGACGAGCCGGAGACTATATCGCATCTTTGCTGCATAGTAAGTGAGCAGCCCATCAGCGACAGTGCTATTGACCCGATAATCAAATACCTCATCGTAACTCCTTATCTGACGCATGAACGGCTACATACCGTTCTATAATTGCATCCGCTTCCTTCATGGCAGCAGCCCTATCAACAGCGAACCCAGCCATCTCACTTGTATGTAACTGTACTTGTCCAGCAACCCTGGTCATTTGCTGAGCTACATTGGCAATGGAATCATCGAGATTGGCACGATGTGTGACCACCTCTGCATTCACCTCAGACCCATATCTGCCTACATCAGCCTGAAGCTTACCTACACTCTCCTGCGCCCTGGCAGTAAAGCTCTGTATCTCCGCAACCACCTGTTGCTGATACTTCGATATATCCGCATTATACTCGCCTACGTCACGCTGCCAAGTAGCCTGAAAGCTATTCACCTCAGCGTTGAACTCGTCCACCTGTCTCTTTACGTTAGCCAGGTATTCATCTATTTTCTCACGTATCTGGGTACGATACTTGTCCAGGTCAAGCCTATAGTCGCCAGACTTCTCTCCCAGTTCAGCTTCATATACTTCAACGTCCTTCTCCCATCTGATCCTTACAGCATCCATACGAGTCTTTACCTGAGATAGACGTGTCCCTGCCCATGTAGCAGCGGCGTTGGCAAGCTCCACTTCATCATCAGCTATCTCATCAGACATTCGGGCTATATACGCACCGAAAGCAGAAGAACCATCATACAGATCATCCTTACCGGGAAGCATCCCATCCTCACCAGCACCCACACCCGTTCCCAACCATGCAGAAGCTCCCGCACTCGACCATACAGGCAATACAGCGCTTATTGAACTCATCGTTGGAACTGTTACTGTAGAAATATCCAGTGAACCGGGTGAAGTCCATGTTGCTACCACTCCACTTGCAGCATAGCTCGGTACTGTTATTCCCGATAAGTCTATATCAGCAGGACCGACATATGCTGGAACAGTAATACTAGATAGATCAATAGCTGTGGGTGCAGAGTAATTGGGAACGGTGACTTCGAACAGCAGCTTACCGGCAGCAGTAATTCTACTTCTATACCAGCTGGCAACAGCATACCAGAGAACTGCCTGCTCCAGCTCCTCCGGGAACCCGATAATAAAATCGTCATTCACGTTGGGACTGGGGTAGGCGACATAAAAAGCTCTAGCCGTAGCATCAGACATGCTGGCAGGGAGTATGTTCAATACCACCGGCCCACCTTCCACTATAGGCGCTACCCAGAATCCTGGGTCGGTATTCCCGGTAGCATACAGAGAACCGCTCACCTGGCTATACATAGCCGTTCGCTGGTCCATTTCTCGGCATCTATACCAATTACTATCATTCTGCCTATACACACCCAATAGCCGCATACTGACAGGCGCTGAACCCGTTTCCCCGGCTATCTTGATATGGTCAAGCTCAGCGTTATCAGCCATGGAAGCAGTAAGCATGGCTACATTCCCAGGCAGCCTATTCATCACTGCTATTGACCCGGCTTTCAACCAATCGTTCCATTCCTCTTCCTCACCAGCCCATGCAGCACCGGAAACAATGGTATCGCTGACCAAATATTCTATTTTGAGCTTAAGGCTCATAGCCTATTACTCCTTAGTAAACCAGTCTGACCGTAATAGTATTCCCTTCTTCACTTGCCGTGCTGGTTAGCCGCAATTTGTAGTACGGGCATGGGTTTGCACCGATATTGATAGTAGTATACGCCTCATCGGTACTGGTGAGCGTTGCAAGCCCAGACACCAGCTCGATAGGGTCTCTATCAGTAGTATGCATCCCATACAGGTCAACTGTTACCGTTCCGCCGATGGCATCAGGGTCGAAGAATATACCTACACTGGTACTTCCAGTCATATCGGCACTGAACCGCTGCTCAGGCAGCCAACTGGACCACACCTCAGACCCGACACCAGTAGGCATGGCAATATCCTCTGCCATAACCATCCACCCCTGAACCTCCGGCAGCTTTTTCGATAAATCCGCCTTCCAGGCCATTACAATATTCTCCTTATCTGATTAACCATCTCGTTTTGACTATATCGTTCCTTAACGAACCGGCGATACCGCTTGGGAGTCAGTGGTTCGTCAAGTAACTCCTTTAAATCGTCTAACGACTTCCAGGTCTTGCCGTATATCTCACCAGCTCCTACCCAGTCATGGACCAGTGGTTTCAGGCCACACGCCATCGCTTCCATAGTTGCCATTGACTGGCTTTCTCTGGGGGAACAATTCAACACAAAACTTTTATCCTGATAAAAATTACTCATATCAGTCTGCCAGGGATATGTAACCACATTATCCGGCTTGATATGCTCCAGATACTGTTCAATATCCATTTCCTGAATAGCGCCTGCAACATGGAACTCATAGTCAGGCAGACATCTGGCGAGAAACATCAACAGCTGAACACCCTTTTTCTGAGCCAGGTATCCTGCATAGGCTATTTTCTTATTTCTCTCTCCTGTCCATAGTGAATACTTATCTATATCAATCCCATTAGGAATAACTACTGTTTTAGATTGGTCAATAGGTGTTCTCTTAAGGACGAAGTCCCTGATATGTGGAGCTACGAAAATAACTTTATCGACCTTGTTCCAGTTCACCTGGTCAGGCATATTGGTGAATGCTTCATACGAATGAAGCCTCGTTACTATTTTCGTCCCATTCTTTGCTGCCGCTGTCCCTGCTATAAGGTTCTGGTCGCACCATTCGAAAAAGGCCGTATCAGCCCAATCGTATGTTTCCTTCCTGAACCCGGCAGCCTTTATAATCTTGAAGTCAGGTAGATATTTAGCGCTTAAAGCATCGGTAAAACTACCTATCCGGTCGTATATAACCAGCTTCTTATCACCCTCGCCACTGGAGACCAAATCATCCTTATCGGTGACATTGATATGAGCGCTGGTTTTATTCTCATGCTGTCGATAGAAATAACCATATTGATGAACCGCACATACCAAATCGCCATTATCCTCATCGTGTATATGTTTATTGATATATTTAGCATCCACCAGCCGCTTCAAACTCTCATCAAACGGATGCTCCAGTAGAAATTCTCGTTTCCACATTCCTGTAGGCATCCTGCCGGGTATAGGTCCTGCACCTGTCGCAGTAAATGCCGTTAAATAGCTGGTAACACAAACGGGATTCTTAACCCCTTTTTCAATAGCCCTATCCAGGGTAGCAAGAAGGGAATGAAGATAATCCTGAGATATCTTATCGTCATCCCCAATGAATAGCACCCAATCAGCGGTTGCTTGCTTAACTCCCTTGTTCCACCCAGCACCTATAGTCAGGTCATTGTCATGGTTCTTGACAATAATAAATTCTTTTGGCTTCAGCGACTGGCTATTGACCGATTCAATAGCTTCCTGCACCCATTGGTTATTCCGCCAGTCTATCATTACTACTGAGACAGTATCCATTTCGTTTCCTCAAAGGGGGCCTTTCGGCCCCCATAGCTTAAAACACAACGTAGGCGCTTATCGAGCCATTGCTTTCATCGGTATCAGCCGTCCAAGCCAGCCAGTAATACGGCGCTGGATAAGCGTTCAGGTCAACTTGCCCAAACACCAACCCTGTAGCCGTGATGTCAGTAACAACAGCATCCTTCAGAAGATACTTGGTACCTGTCCGGGTCATAGACCCGTACAGAGCAATATCGAGATCCGTTCCGCTAACAGATGTCGGATTGAACCCAAACCCAACGTACTTTTTTTCATACTGAGCATTCGGCCCAATGAAATCGATGATGCTGGAATATTCCGTTGTTGCGCTTGACGGAAGAGTCACAGACTCCTCTTTACCAACCAGGAGGCTATTTTCGGTAGTCTTAGTCCAAGCCATTATTTCACCCCCTTACGACAGCTTCAGAAGCGCATGAGTTTCGGGGAGTATGATTTTTACTCCCTGGTCGTCGAAGTATTGGTCCTTCTCGCCATCATACGCGTCTTCCGTTTTGATATTAACCTGGAACTTACCAGGACGATACTGTACCAGCCTGAGATTATCATCGTCGATTATGACCATGTAATTCTTCCACGGCCCCCTGTCGAGGATAGGCGCGTAGACCAGCTGGAGATATCCCGCAGGCGTTTCCAGAATCTTGAAGTTGAAACCCAGTTTGTCGCGCTTCAGGTCAGACAACTGTACCGACCATCCACTTTCTCCAACAAACCCCTTACGAGCGTCCATCTGATTCCAGTAACTGAGCATATTCATGGAGCAGAATGCCCTGTAGTATCCCTTATTAGGGATATACTGGAATTTCTTTTCCATATCCTCAGTAAACTGGGCATAGTTGTACCCGCGCTTGGTCCGCTTGAAATAGTTCTGGGTATCGCTGGTATCCGTACTATCACCATACCGGAGCATGGCTGGGAGAATTCCCATTGTAGTACGAATTATGTTGGAGTTGGCATCGCTAATATGATTCGTGGTAAGAAACTCGTCATTAGTGTTTGCATTGAACTGAGAGCCGATACCACCCACACGATGTCCTCGCATGAAGGCATGCTCCTTCTGAATCTTATGAATCTTACCCTTGTCATTCCTGAACCTGGCCAACTCGTTTGAATAGCCTCTGAGTGCTGTATTGGCATAGAGGGTTCCGGTGATTTCGATAGGGGTTTTAAATATCTGGGATGAATTCCATGCAGTCTCCAGATCGTCATGCCATGCAGTTCCCGCTACCGTTCCTTCGCCATATGCCGAACCAATAACATAACACCGGTCATTATCCGCCAGCGCCGTCATTGACTCATCAGATGTTTCCGCATTACCTATACCAGTAAACTGAAGCTCAGTGCTGGTTCTTGCTGTAATAACGGCAACACCCTTATACGTTTCGAGCGTTGAATCCCAGATTTCAATTTGCTGGTTGAGATATGAATCATCAACCGTAGAATAGAGCCCAGTAATTCCGTCAATAACAACAGTGCCACTGGTAGTGTTACCATGCGCACCGCTGTTGTTCCAGACGATATCATCGCCTGAATCATTGATATCGAAATACTGTTCACGCCAGTTAGCGCGATGCTCAAACATCTTAAAATCCGGGTCTTTTGTCTTTATCACTTCTCTACCGGTGAGAATCGTAGTGAAGGGCGCTACATCCGTCCACAGCTCCGAATACATGTTCGGTGCTATATAGAAGTCTCGCCTGTCAGTGAATAGCACACCAGTTGCGGCAAGATTGGCAACAGCCATCTTTTATTACCTCCCACTCGCGTGGTGCTTCAAGGCCGCCATAAAGTCTGCTTCGGTTACCTGTCCTCCGGGTGCTTTGGTGGTATGCTGTGCGCCACCACCGGTTGCCACCGGAGCCGGGGGAACTTCACTTTGTACCGTTCTGTTATTCTGAGGAACAGTGCCGGTACTAATCTGATGCAGTTTAACCAAATTATCCAAGGTCATTGCATCCTTGGTCTGCATCATATTGAAGAAATCCGCTACCCTGTCAGGGGTATACCCGAATTTCATTTGAAGCTCTTCCTTCACCGTTTGCGCTACTGACCGTTGTTTTTCCTGTTGGTCTCTATAAGCCAGATGGTCGTTCATCACTCTCATCTGTTCTGTAGCATACGTAAGGGAATCCCTCGTATACTGCTCATTCTCCTCTCGATACTTCCAGCTTGTCGATTCGGGGTCATTGAATGCTGACACCCTATCGTAGCCATCGGGCTTAGCAGGCGCGACCGGTACTGTTACCTGAGTCTCGTCCACTGCTTCACCCATCAGCTGCTGGAGCAATTCCGGCCTTGAGGCCAGTCTCTCCAGTATCGGGTCATACGCGCTTTTCTGCTCTACTTGAGCCTTTAGCGTTACGAGTTCTGATTGAGACTTATCGTACTGACCTTGCCAATACGCATTAGTCTCGTCTTTCGGTTTCTCTGTCCCTTGTTTGGGACCGAGCATATCCGTCTCCGCCTGTTCCAACAAAGTCTGCGCCTGTTCCGGGGCTTCCGGTTGCGCAACGGGGATTCCCTCATCGAGAGGAAGTCCTTCAGTATCCACTACGGGAATTTCAGCTCCAGCACCTAAATCAGCTGCTTGAGTGCCTTCCGGCGCGGTTTCAAACATGCCTTCTACTTCTTTTGTGATAGCCATTGTTTTCTCCTACGATCTCCAGTGATCTCCATGCAATCATGGACTGCTGGTTCAACCACTTGGTTTAACCGCTTCGATTTCCTGGTTCAACCTATCTGCGAACTCCCGCTCTTTATCCTTCATGCGGGCAGTAAATACTCCTGTAGCCGTCTTGACAGCTACTTCTGAATCCTTACCCTGGTCACGCAGCTCGTCTTTATATCTATACAGCTCACTACGTTCCCTGGCATGGCGTATCTCTCGTTCGAGTGTCTGGTTATCGCCCTTAACCTTTTTCAGCGCTTCGTCCTTCTCCTGTAATGCTCTTTGCATCATAGCTATTTCACTAAACCGTTTGATAACCTCTTCCACATCGACTATATCCATCTTTTTCAGTGCTGATATCCGGTCAATAAGCCCCATCTTATAGGCTTCCATATAGTAATTAGCCTGAGCCCATCTGTTTGTAGGCATAGTAGACCCACTGACAACCACTACATCGAACTTACTCGACTTATCGGTTACATCATTTATCCGCTTGAGCAGTTGACCGGAATATCTGTCGTAAATTTGTACATTGATCTCAAGGGTCTTCTCCACCTTATCAGGTTGTACGATACGGAATATACGGTGACTGGTATACGTATGCGGTATCAGATCAAGCATCACCTGTCCCATCCGTCTGTATGAAGCTTCCAAGTCCTGAAGCTTACCCTTGAGTCTACGCTGTCCGTACTCTTCTATAGCTATAGTGCCGCCGACTGTCTTATGAGCGCTTCCCGAGTCGCCCATCATCAGCGGAAATATACCGAATCCATACTCTATATCTTGCTTTGCCCTTTCAGGAATCATCACAGTCTCAGCTGCCATAGGCGAAGGCTGAGCTAGATGCGGTTCCCCTTCCGACATATCCACGCTGATAACGGCTGTTGGTCTGCCCCAGTCCTGTTCCAGCTTATCTATATCGTCTACAGACCCGTCAGGCACTATGAGCTTCATACCCGCAGAAGTAGTTGCATGCGCAATATTCAGCCTGGACATAACGTTTACATAATCCTGCAATCCTTTCCACATTCTTACATCTGACAGAGGGAATGGGGTATCGGTATGCCTATTGGGGCATACGATGATAGGATAATGACTGATAGGCATCAGATACTCATAGAGTATTGAGCTGCCCACTATGCAGGTTACTGCTATCTTGGTCTGGTAGAACGTCTGAATCTTCAGTTCACCGGTCTCTACCAGGTCTATATATCTGACCATCTCGATATGAAAGACTTCAGCACCTTCAGGGAGCTGCATGCCAGGTACATATCGAACAGGCCCGAACTGAGGTATCATAGCTATATCCGGCCCGAACTCTTTTATCATACCGATAATCTGAGTCAGCGCCTGGTCGGAGAACAGTCGTCTCTCACCCTTTTGGCTGGTAACAACAGCTGCTACCCTACCCATATATTCTTCGTACTGGTCTTCGTCTAACTTTCGCTCTGTATTCGTCCAAGTTTCGTATGCTGTATATGCAGGAACTTTTACCTTTTCGTACTGTTCAATAACCCGCCTGTATTCCGTATCCTGTCCGCCACTGGCGTAGTCACCAGGGAATACCTGGCCCTCTTTGGGTTCCTTATCGGTAGCCGGATAATCGAATCCGGTCCACATCTCCGCTGACTTGATAATCTCCCTGAACTTCTCCTGCGGATACATATAGTTCAACCGTTTGACGGTAAGAACCTTCTGTATGAATATCCGCTCAGCATCATCCCACATCGGGTCACGCGAGTTGGGGTCAGGGACCACATCCAGGGGGTATAGCGACATAATCTTTATCTCGCCATCCCCGCCTTCGATAAAGTCCTGGTACACCTGGAATATGCCTACCGACTTCTCATAGTAGTCGTTGACGAACTTTTTGTTTTTACGTTGAAAATCGTTAACAGTGGTAAGGATATACTCGAATATATCGTTTCGAAGCTTTGCGTCCTTAACGTCCGCATCCTCTTTGGCAAGACATCTGAACTGAGGATTATTCTGGGTCAGGATGCTTACTGCGGTATCTATAGCGGGATGAATGCGGTTGATAGTAACAGGACTCTGCCCTTTAGCTTCCAGGTCGTCTATCTCGTCTGAATCCCACTGGACATTATTCCTGAACTGTTCATCCTCCCTGACGTGGGTTTCCCAGTCCTGACGTGGAGAACAGAACCTATATTCGTTGTACGTATCGAGAATCTGGATTACTTTAGGGTCAATAGCATTGTGCCTATATACCTGCGGTTGTGCATCCTCTATTACCAGATCCTCTACCCGCTGAGCTTGTATCAGGTCTTCTGCCATACTACCCTCATAAAGTCTTCCAGTTGTATTTCCGCTTAACGGTAGTCTTCTGCTCAGGCACTCTGTTCATATCCATCACATCATGCCTCGGTGGCCTCATCCGCATAGCGGCATAGTAAAAGGCATCTATAGTATCGGAATACTTCCCATTGGGAAACATCTCGAACTCATCTATCAAATCTCGCATCCTCTTCTCAACATAAACCCTTTTAGCAGCAAATAAAGGCTGAAGTCCCTCTCTAAACCTCTCGGTTTTGGACTCCCTTGGTATCAGCTTACTACCAAGCCCTGGTATTCTTTCATCCTGTCGCTTGAGATAATCTCTCAGCATCTCCTGGTACCCAGCCGCTTCAACTCTCACTGCTTTCGGTTTAAATCGCTTATTCCATTCGACTATTTTATCCGCCAATTGCATGGGGTGAACCCTGTTTCTCCAATAGTCAACGACGTAAACATTCTCTTCTGCATCCATCGCAAGCGCCATGATAACTGAATAGCAAGCTCTTCGGTCAATACTACTGGCAGGGTCCACTCCCAAATAAACATTAACCGGTCTCGGTTCTCCGTCTACATACAGATAATGCCTATCATGTTTAATATCGAAGCCTTCGTTAGCGTAATACTGCCAATACTCCGGTCGGAATATCTGGTCCTCATCACCGATGATTTCACAAAGATAATTAGAGGCATAATAACTGAATCTACCCTGTTGAGTAAGTTCCGCTCTCAGGTCTTGCAACTGTTTCCAGCTCATCCGTTCAGGCCACAAAGCCTGCTTCTTATCCCTATCAACCTCAGCGGAATAATGCTGATAGGCAAACATAATACTATTCGACAACCTATCCACGATACAGTTCTGTTTCATAGGTGTCCCAATAGCCACCAATTTCCCTGTATCAGACAGACTTGGCTCCGCTTCCTGCATAAGCCACTTATAGTTCGCATCCATAGACTCGGGCGTTCTGGTATTCTTGTCGTCTTCCAAATCGTCACATATGAACAGAGACGGTCTCTGATCTCCAACCTTGAACCCTAATATCTGCTGACCGGTCCCGATAGCATAGATACCAGACCCATCCTTCAGGATAATAAAGTCATCACGCCATTTCTGTGCAGAGAATCTCCCCCAATACCCGTACAAGGCCCTCAGCGTCTGTGAATACTCCAATGCATGCTTAATAAGCCCTAATGACCGTATAGAGTGACCCTGAGCCTTACTGGACAGGACTATTACTCTCCTGCCAGTCTCGGTCTTACCGTAGAACAGATGATGTAACGGCGCTACGAATGCAGCGCATGTAGTCTTACTATGTCTACGAGGAGCTACGATACAGGCTCGTTTAATGGTATCGTCACCGAGAACACTGTATACATCCTTATGAAACGGCGGGGTAGGCGCATAGAAGGTGGTGGGACTGATAGCCCTGCCGAATGCTGGCATATTAACCCTGAATTGCTCTCGCAGAGTATCAAGATTGCTCAATCTGCTCAGCCTCCTGCACTTCCATTGATCCGCCATTAGAGCCTTCGGTAGATTCCGTCAACAGTGCCTTCTCCATAGAAGCAATAACGTCGAACGAAGTCTCCCCGGTATCGCCCTTATTCTCCATACCAAGCAGTTCAACCACTCTATCGAAGACCTTCAGCACCCTATCAGGGCTTTTAGAAGTTCTGGCCAGTGTAACAGCCTTCTCTATCAGGTCCACAGCTGTCACCTGGTTAATGCCTCTCTCTTCCAGCAGTTTTTTTCCTTCATCGTTCAGCATTGTTTTGAATTCCTCGCTACGAAGCACTACACGCATCAGCATTTTATCTTCATTTATTCTTGCCCTATGCCGACCGTAGACCATTAAAAAAGCGGCCCAATCATCCTGACCGCGTATAATCAATCTAGCGAATTTCTTCATATCAGCCTTTTTCCAAGGCCATCTCGCCCTTTCCTTACATGACGTATTATACTTATTCCATTCAAATCTTCCTTTAGTCTTATCGAATCTCTTGCTGTCTATATGCTGCCTGAGAAACAGCCTTCTATTATTGGGAAAGGTACATCGAAGAGTTCTGTATCCACTGCCCGACTTATTGGGATTCCTATATAGCATTTCCCGTTTGAGGCATTGGATAACAAAATCGTCACCGGTAAGGAAATAATCCCCTACCTCACAATCAGGCCAGCGCGTTTTCCACTTCAGGCCACGCTCTTCCGCCTGTTGCTTAGTAAGTACAGTATCGCCATAGTCCTTCATACCATAAGTATGAAAATACGGCGAAAACTAAGTCAATATATAAAACCGGGAGCTTTAAGGTAATTCACGGAGTATCCACGGAGTTTCAACAATACTCAATTCCTCAGCAGGAACATCAACCCCAGCTGAGTTCTTAATGTGCCAAACCTTATCATCGTCTTTAGTTACAAAATAATCATATCCCAATTCCCACACTTCCTCACCAACAATATCTTTCCGACACTTAGAGATATAAACCACTTCACCAAACATTGGCATTTTCATAACAAAGCTTCAACCAAATTAGGGACGGAATTGACAATTCGCTGCCTATTGTCCCTGAATACGCTCACCGTCAGGTCGGAATTCACTATTATCTCTATGCCGGTATTATGGGTAATGAAATTAAGGATATTACTTCTCTCCAAAGCTTCCAGCATTACCAGGTCGCTCGGCATAAACCACACATCGGCATCTGCCAGCCTCACCAGTTGCATCACTTCTTTATGGAACCCCAGCGGAGGCATAATCTCCCCTAATTCCACCTGGCTGATATACGGCTGAGTAAGCCTGGAGTATTCCCTGGCCATCTCCGACTGCGTGAGGTTTATCGTCTCCCTCAGCTGCCTGTATATACTGCCCAATATTGCTCTAGCCATTATATCCCCTTTCTGATTCAAGATATTCGTCAATAGCATCTAATGCTAAGGCTTGAAAGTCATCATTATCCCCCGTACTGAGGAAGGTAAACTGTGGAATCCATCGCTTCGATCCGTCACTCGCCCTGAATTCTTTTGCAGGATAACTCAACCACCGCGCATCGCCCTTCTTATACAGCTTACATTCACTCAATATCATCCTCACTCCACCCAACTTGAATTCCATATTACATAACGCCTGAAGCCGTCCTCTGCCTACATGATAGTATTTCACGCAACTGACAATCATTCCAACCCTTCCTTTACTGATTCTATTACATAGTCTATTTGTTCATCGGTAAGGTTCTCATGTATCGGTATTGCCAGGGTAGTCATAGCTGCATGTTCCGCCACAGGAAAATCACCCTTCCTGTATCCCAAATACCCAAACGCCTGATGCAGATGCAACGGAGTGGGATAATACACCCGGCAATCAATCTCTCTCTTTCTCATATGGGTCAATAGCTCGTCTCTAGTCTGGTTATCCCTAACCCTAATGACATACTGATGGAAGACATTCCCCTCATCAGACAAAATGGGTAACCCAATATCCAACCCGCCAAGCCCTCTCAGATACTTTGCAGCATTTATTCTCCGCTTAGCTATCCATTTCTTCGTATAAGATACCTTAACCAGCAATATCGCTGCCTGCAACGTATCCATCCTGAAATTGCCACCTATCCATTGCCCGCCACCATGCACCCTTAATCGCCCTATTTTCTCTGCCAAATCATTATCCTGCACCAATACCATCCCCGCATCCCCATACGCTCCCAAGTTCTTCGATGGAAAGAAGGACAGACACCCAAACTCTCCCATTGTCCCTGCATGCAAGTTCCCATACTTCGCCCCAATAGCCTGAGCGGCATCCTCAATAACGAATAAGGTCGTCTTATCCGTCATGTCTATTATCCGCCCCATCTCACAACATTGCCCGAACAGATGTACCGGAATAACAGCTACACTTCTATCAGTAATAGCGTTTTCAATCTTATCAGCATCAATATTGTAAGTATTCGGGTCTATATCAACGAATACCGGCTTAGCTCCCAACCGTGCTATTGACCCAGCAGTAGAGAAAAAGGTATATGGCGTGGTTATCACTTCATCTCCATGCCCAATCTCCGCAGCCATCATCGATACAAGCAGTGCATCCGTCCCTGACGATACGCCTACCGCATGCAGGCTATTCAGCTCATGCGCCAGTGCAATCTCCAGCAATGGCACTTCCGGTCCCTGTATAAACTGCTGATCATCCAATACCCGCTGGATAGCAGTATTAATTCTTCCTTTAAGCGATTTATACTGTGCTTTAAGGTCAAGCATTTCTACTTTCATATCTGTACCTCCACGCGCCCTGCTATCCTTGCTGGGTTACCTACTACCAGTGCATGCGCGGGAACATCCTTGGTCACAACAGCACCCGCCCCAACCATACAGTAGTTTCCCAGCCTCACTCCACACACTATAGTAGCATTCGCCCCTATGGTCGCTCCTTCGCCCACAAAAGTAAGTTCATGGTTCTTTATCTCGAATGCTCGGGGTTTTTTAACATTAGTAAACACTACCGAAGGCCCGACAAACACGCAATCACCCAGCGTCACCCCATTATACAGCGAGACATTATTCTGTATTCTACATCCATCGCCTATAGTCACCATATCAGCCACAAAACAATTCTGCCCGAGCACACATTTTCCACCTATAATAGCCCCGGTCATTACATGACAAAAATGCCATATTTTCGTGTCCTTCCCTATAATAACGCCATCGTCTATACATGCCGTATTATGAGCATAGAACCCATATTTCGGGTTACGCACTAACCAACCTTTTGACATTATATACCGCCTCTATTGCTGGCCTGGCATCTGCTATTGACAGGCCATTACCAGCCAAAATCTCTCTGTACGCCTCCAAATGCAGTGATTTCTTTATCGGAGCAGCCAGATTAATATGAGTGCTGCTATTAATGTCAATAAAGCGGCGAGCAGTTCCTTCAATAGCCAATCTCCATTCAACATCGGCAAACTCCATTTCAAGTATCCCGCTGACACTACACTTATCCGCACGGATAATATCATAATCCAATATCCTGCCATACGCCCAGATCAGCAAATCGAAGATATGCACCCCGATATTCATCAACAGTCCACCGGACTTACTCTCATCGCCTTTCCACGAATGATGGTACCAGGCACCTCTGGGGGTGACATACTCTACTAACACCTGTCTCCTACGCTTAGCTTTACTCGGCAGTCGTCTCGCGCCTGGATGGTATCGCATCTGGAGTATCGGATAGATTCGATGGCTATATTTGTCCTCAAACTCCTCCAACGCATCCAAGTTCCACGGGTTGATAACCAGCGGTTTCTCGCATATGGCATGCGCCCCCGCTCTCAGCGTCATTCTGATATGTGCATCGTGAAGATAGTTCGGAGAACAGATACTGACATAATGAGTATTGCCAAACCTCTCCAAATGCCTGTCAAACCGCTCTATCTCGGTAAAAAACTGGGCTTCAGGGAAATGGGAATCCAGAATGCCTACAGAATCATGCGGGTCGACAGCACTGGTGAGGGTATTACCGGTATCCTTGATAGCTTTCATATGGACAGGGGCTATATATCCCGCCGCTCCTATCAGTGCAAAGTTCATTTCTTCATCCCATGCCTCAATGCAGCCCCTAACAGCCCCAGGAGCAGCTCAGTCGTCCCTTCAGGCAGTTCCACGCCATTAGCTATCAACGCTCCTTCAACACCCAGCAGTGCCGCCATGATATACGATTTGTACCCATCAATGAATGTCCACATCTTCCGTCTCCTTCCTGATAATAGCCAGATAGACTATTTTTGCGCCCTGCTCGTTCTTGCCCCATTTGATTACAGCCTGTTTATCTTCACCTTCTTCTTCCAGTATAGCATTAATCCGTTCCAGCTCCAGATCGCACCACTTCAGATTGGGTATTTCTCCATACTGGGTGACTGTCTTCCCATTAGGGAGTAGTGGCTTCGTTACCGGCGCTCCGGTGAGTGATAGTTTAGGTATTTTCATCCGTACCAAACCCTCTGCGGCAATGGACCTTCCACATCAAAGTGGATTCCCCATTCGTACAAACCTATTCTCGGTAGCTTGAGCACATCTTTCAGTATAGGCAGGAACTTGTCTCTATCTTCCTTCTTAGGATATATCAGGTCAATAGCAGTGCCTCTAGTATGATGGGAATTGGGATGACCACCGATAGCTTCATTATGCCGATGACATCTGTACCCACTGCTGATAAGAAACCCAGCACTTCTATCAATCAATACCCGAAACTTACTCAACGCTACGGTCAGCTCCTGCTCAGCCTTCATACTCCCGCAACATCTACAGGGATAATCTCCACAATTCCCCAATAGATAGGTTAGGGTATACAATGCTTGTAGCTGGTCTTTCATTCATACCTCCACAGTTCCAACCCCGTCTGCGCTTCACGCTGTATCACTGCCGCCCCATGAACAGAGGTCAAATACTCAAGATACTCATCATAGACTATATCTTGCCAGGGATCATAGACCCCCCAGTTGGAATATTGGTTATACTTCTTCCAGAACTTCCACCACTTGGCATATTCCGGCCCGTGGTCACAGGCAGCGTGTATGCTGTAGCCAAGCCCTCCAGCCTCTACAATGCCCTTAATGACAGTCTCCATCCTCTTCCCTCTATCCACCTGGCTACTGACCTGGGGATACTGTTTACTCGTATATCGTTGCCACAGACCAGGGGAAATATAGCTTGTCTCTCTCACGCTCTCGTTAGCCTGAGCACCAGTCTCGGAGAGCATTACAGGAATAAATTTGCCGGTTCTGCTTTCTAGTGAGAACTCTATGCTGGCAAGGGACGGCCCGATCTGCTTTGCATAGAATTCATTTGCCGGGTAATAATTCACACAAATCACATCAACGCCGAGCTCGATATTTTCCTGCCACAAATCGACCATCACGGTTTTACTCATCCAATCCCAGGAGTGTTCAATCAATGAGTTCGCGGCGTATTTGTTCGAAAACACTAGCCAGTGGGGGGCGTATTTCTTAATCGCACCCGCCACAACTTGAACATATCGAAAATGGATTTTCCTAAACTGGCTTTCAGTTAAATTGTGTTTACGAAGGTTCCAGAATACTTCATTTCCACAATACACGCCCACGCGGAGAGGGTTTTTTTCAAAATTAATAACCTGTCGAAGCACTTCATGTTCAACCCCTTCAGCCCACTCATCGGTAAAAAGATATTCCCAGTCATAGACAGGGGAAGAGCCGGTTTTAGGCTGAACATGGAAACAGTAGACAAACGGCATCCGATTGTAGACACTGGAATTCATCCCCAAAAAAGTGAACCCAGCGGCAAGGAGTATTTGAGTAAAATCCTTCCCTATTTCGTTCCACCGTTCAATATCAGTGCCGGTCAGTTCCTCACCGAACAGTCTGCTCAGCCCTCCTTGTCCTGACTTTTCTGTCCAGTTCGACTGCTGAAGGTTATGAATCCCCAGGGGCATCATATGCTGTCCGCTCAGTGTTTCCAGACGGTCGTCAACAGGAGCTTTCAACAGGGAACAGTCATTCTTACGAACTAATGACCATCCGGTAGATATTGGATTAGCTGTCATGCTCTACCATCCCTTCGGTCGTTCTATTTTCGGACCCCATTCGACGACACATTCAGAATCAAGCCTTTCGTCTAAATTCTTTCTACGAATATTGTGAATAATTTTAATACTGAAAAAAGGAGTTTTACCATGCACAAGAATAATCCCTTCTTCGGGTTCGGGATTACCGTGATGATGTGGAAACAGGGTTTCACCGAGCGTCAAATAAAATTTAGCCCAATACAGCCCTGCTTTCGTAGGCGTATTATTCATTTCAATTCCTTCTCACGGCATATCGACTCGTAACCACTCTATGTCCATCATCAAATTCTACCAGAATGGAATTCAGCTTACCTCTCGCAAGAATTCGGCATTTCTGACCTTTACGCTCAGGAAGCCTTTTTTTCCAAAACCATACGTAGTAATGTTTCACTCTTTCACCTCGAATATCTTTTTCATCATTTCTTCGAGTTCTTTTTTTGACGGTCCCTTAAATTCTCCCACCGGTCCTTGCTTGAACTTCGCCCTTGGGTCCCCCGCATCCTTCACAGCTTGTATTATACCCCACAGCCAGACTCCATACCTCTGGCTATACCATTGCCTCACTCTAAACGAACGACGACCCAGGGCATACCAGAAGCGGTTTTTGAGGTTAAACCGCATGCGTTCCTTCCACAACAGGAAGCCTGGAAAGTTCCGAACAAGAGCACATAACTTTATTCGTCCTCCTCTACAAAAACGGCATAGCGAAAGATGTCTTCTTTGAACAAGGCTCTCGGCTTTACTTTCCCATCATCAGTGGGAAACCCAAGGTACACCGCTCCGTTCATAATACCCATCGCCTCTACGTGTGGCACTTCGATTGTCTCGTCGATCAATACTACTTTAGCCTTCATAATTTCTCCTTAAAAGTTAATATAATACCAAGTGCATCCGGAACATGGTCAATAGCGTTTAGTGGGGATAGGAAATCCCTGAGAAACTTCCACCATTTCTCATCATCCTGCTCCAACAGGTCTTGGTCATGCTGTACCTCTAATATCTTTTTAACATAGAATAACTGCTCTTTGGTTACATTGGATTCGATGTACATATTTCTTCCTCCTTCTATCTACAAGTGTAGGCTATAGGGAAGGTATAGTCAAGAGCTTTTTTATATAAAATTAATTATTTTTTCTATTGACACCAGTGGAGAACGGTTCTAGGCTGGGCGGCGGTGGAGGAGCCCACAGCCACCGAAGAACCGGAGACAAACTCCTCCATCGCCAAGACCGAAGCCCATTACAGTCAAGAACCATTGCACCAGTTATCAATAGCTTCAAAAGCCAAAGCCTCAAATGCATGCTCCTGGTCCCTATCAGGTATCTGTACCACATTAGTCCATTTCTTACCGGTCTTTATTCTGAATGACGTAGCCGGTAAGCCTATCCATTGTCTTTCTGAGCCTTCTTCGGTCTTATGGTGTACCGAACAGTCTTTGAGGACTAGGGATATCTCCTCTGTTTCAAGTTTCAGGTCACAGAAGCCGCGAAGGGTTCTCATTGCCCTTGGTCGGTAATCGAGACATTGTACTTTCATTGGGTCTCTCCTTTCAGTTAGTTGTCAATAGCAGTGTAGCTGGTGGGAATTGTTGTGTCAATGGCCGTATAAAGTTATTGGCTATGGTGAAAGTTGCATTGCAGTGTCTATGGGAGATATACACACCAGCCGCACCCGGACCCGACCCTTCCGATGCCCCTGTTAGGTTGGAAACGCGGCGACGAATAGGCGTTGCCGTAGCTAGGAGGACCCACCATGGACAGACCAACCCCAATCGAACAGAATGAGTTCCGCCCACTTAAGGGTGCCATCGAACTCATATTTGAAGACCTCGCCGCTGCCGCGACGTTCCGCGCTATCGCGAAGTTCGACCCACCGTGCGTCGACGGCGTGCAGTGGTCCGTCGGACGCGGCCACGATGATTACCCACGAAGCGTGGTAATCATGCCGCCGTTCACGAAGAAAGCGGACGCACGCACGATAACGTTCGCGAGCGACGCGAGCTGAGGACGGGGGAGCTAACGCTCCCCTTAATCCTTTATTACCAATTAATGAAAGCAAGCCAGGGGTCTAGCCTACCAATGAAAGGAATAACAATGAACCCAATAGTCACCAGAATCTATACAGCCCTCTACGATTCTACCATCCCAAACTCAAAGGTTAGCAGAACCAACCAATTAGCGGAAGCACTGAGGATGCTCGACCTGGAACCAGACGGTACCAGCGAGGAGATTAGTCCTATCTACCACGCGCTATTGACCATTATGGAGTCATTAAGGAAGGATGGATATTAATGGACATTACAACAGCCAGGCTCTACGTAGCCCTATACGACGCTACTGACCCTAACTCTCTCAAAGGCCAAAGTACCCAAATAAAGGAGCTATTAGAGTTATTGAACTTAAAAGAACTGGAGACTGATAATGTTCTTATTCAAGCCCTTGCCGAAATCAATGAGCTATTAACCCTGGAGGGATATTAATGAAGCGATACTACAAGTATGTCACTCCAATCCCGCTTTGTAGAGGATACAAGTATACCAGCTGGGGTAATCCTACCGGTTACAACGTGGAGTACAGGTTAAATGAATGGGCTAAGCCAAAGCTATCCGATTCCGGTCTTCTTGTATTTGATACTTTAAAGACTGCCAAGCTATTTATTATTGGTTTATCCGTAGTCAAATCTCTTTTCCTTGTAGATACAGAGGAGCCTATTGACCTTCCCCCTTGCAGGGCCATTTTTATAACCAACTACAGGGATATCTGGAAGAATAGTCAGGAGCCACACTTTTTCAGTTTACCCTGGCCCGAAGGCACGCTCGCATTCAGGCGGGTTAAGTTACTAGAGGAAATAAGCTTATGAATGATACTTGCACTAGATGCCCTTATGGTGACACAGAGCAATGCGAAATTGTTACCGCCGAGTATGCCGAAGAATACTTTGCCAATTGCGCTTTCAACCCTGCCAACGCTCATTACAAGAATACTTGCAGTTTATGTAGATTCCTCGGCTCTCTTGCGATGAATGATTCCGCTGGTATTCTTACTATTTACGATTTCTACGTCCATTTATCCCCGTCCAGTGGTCGTGCTCAATTACTTTTTGCCAGGTATGATTGTATTCCCAGCGCTAACATCTCCTGTTCTGTTGCTCCTCTTTGGACATCTTTTAGTAGTTCATCGGTGCATCCAGCGTTACAAGAGGCCAAACGCCGTGCTATTGAGTGGGGCTACATCCTGGGAGGAGATAATGAGTGATATAAACGAGATATGTACTAGATGTCCGAGCAGAGGGAATACCTGTAGAACTCCCGTTCGTTTTTTCCCTATGTGCATGTACAACCCCGTTTATGCGAAATACCGACATGAATGTCCCGAATGCCATTTTCTGGGCGCATTTTTACCGGATGGAAGAACTCGTTATGATCTTTACGCCCATAATATAGGAGTGGATGGAAGAAAGTTATTACTTTCTCGTTATGATTGTAGAGGGAGCGATATCGATGAGATTTATTCACATTTAGAGACTTCCCACCCAGGGTTAATGGAATGCAAGCATAGAGCGGTATCATGGGGATTGATAGAGGAGTTGCCATGAGTAATATTTGTAATACTTGTCCGCACAACCGACACTTTATATGTAGAGCCAGCGTGAATCTGGTAACCCCAATAACACAATTTCCCAACTGTATATACAATCCTATTGCTGCCAATTTTAAGCATGATTGTGACGATTGTCATTACCTTGGTGCTTATTACGTTCGTGAAGGTGATATCAACAGGCGTTATGAACTCTATGTCTGTACTGAAGATGATCCAGACAATGCACCTTATTTAATCGCTCGTTACGATTGTGAAACTTTTCAAACTGAGGATTTTTCAGCAGATGATGAGGATATTGAAGACTATCCAGCCTTAATAGAGTGCAAGCGTCGTGCAGTCTTATGGAATTTTATAGAGGAGGAGCAGAATGTATAAAGATAGCTATTCGAAGCCAGAAGAGAGTATCGAGTGGGACAAGGTAGAGACCATCCACGATATGGTAGACCAGTTGAACGCAGCTGGATTTCCTTCGTCAGTAGGGCATGAATTCACGGTCCCGTTAGCCAATGCATTGATAAGGTTACACAAGAAACTTGAGGATCCCAAATACAAGATGACCAAGATAGTATTCTTTCAATCGATGCTGCCTGAAGTGCTGAAAAGTGTCAGTATATTGAACATGGTATTAAAGCTAGAGGAGAAGAAAGATGCAGAATAGAGTTGGCTGTGATTTATGCGACAAGGATTGGTCTGGTACTACTGATACCGGTGGATTCATATTTAAGGAGACTCCTGATGTCAGCTGGCTGGTCTGTCCTGATTGTGAGCCTGAGATAAGAAAGGCTATCAAGGCCAGTAAGCGGGTCCAGTTTGTTACAGCTGAGTGTGCTACTGACGAATGTTATGTAGACTTTGCGGCAGCTAACAGGCCTCGTGTAACAGAGACATATTGGGTATCTATCCACGGTTGCCATGATGCTACGGAGTTTGAGTTCACATTAACTCCAGAGGAGTTTAAGGTGGTCAACAGGCTTGCTGCTGCATGTAATGAAGCTCAGGCTTATGCTTGCATGCCGGAGATGATATTAGAGACTTATAGCTCTCAACCCACTACCGATGCTCACCCATGCGAGACCTTCGACCTTGAGATGACAGCAGAGGAACGAGAGCAAGCCTTGGAACTGGGTCTGACGAAGCAGCTACCAATACTAAAGCCAGAGATACCATTTTAAAGTTAAAGTCGATTCTGAAGGCTCTCAGGGGTCTTCTTGCACGTTTAAGGGGGACAATATGAATAAAACATTCTGGTGGTCTATAGCCACTCTGTTTATTGCTACGCTCGGGCTGATACATCTGGCAAGGATATTCTTTGCTACCACTTGCTGCTGAAAGGAGAGCTGATGTGCTTTATGGAATGGTTAGGGCTGATGTTCATAGGCCTGAAGTTGACCGGTTATATAGATTGGTCATGGCTCTGGATACTCAGTCCTATCTGGTCAGGTGTAATTATGGAAGCGATTAGCCAATTTGTATTCAAAAGGAAACCCGCAAAACATTCACTCTACGGATAGGAGAGACAGATGAATAGACTAAGCCTGCTAGAGGAAGCGGTATATTGTGACGAGGGATTGGAGAAGCCAAAGAAAAAGGAATTGGTAGTTTTTGAGATGGATGAGAACGAGGATGCTATTTTAGATAATCCAATTCCGCTATCGAGGGCATTGGAAAAGCTTGGATATAAGCCCGAAGTATCAGATGATCCATTTTGTGGGAGTCTTCCTATACACACTATGTTGGTGGCTATAGATAATTCAAACAGCCATAATTACCCTATAGGAGAACCGCTATTGACCACAATTGAAGCAACTACTGAGGTGTATGCCGCTCTTAGAGTAAATGGCACTGGAGGAAATGCAATTAAAAAAAAGGATTGCCGTCTTGCTACCAAGGCTGAGGTAAGCAGGTTCTTTAAGACACCAGCCGTAAAGAAAGCATTTGAACTACCGGAGTAACAGAATACCTTGGCGGTGGAGTCATCCCATATGTAAAATATGGAACAAACACAGGAACCAAGTATGACAAAGCCGCCAAAGGAGGAGATTATGCCAATATGTGACGATTGTAATAGAAGAGAGGCTTGTGGAAATCCCCGGGCTATTGAATGGAGAAGAGATACAGCAAGACCTATTGGGTCTATCAGGGAACAGATGAATCTTCCGCCGACTCCTTCAGAACTAGTGGATAGAGTTAATGGAGCTATAGAACAGGAACGACGAGAAGCAAATAATGTGTCAGAAGCAACTAGAAGCCTGGAAGCACGCCAAAGACTATTTCCATCTGAGTACAGTTATCAACCCACTAATAGCCATCCAGAAGGACCGGTGACAGATGTAATAGGTAATGAAGGAGAAGTATATACGATGAATAACGTAAAGTTTATATGCCACGGAGAAACATTCAGCTTACCCAGGCCTCAGTCTGACATGATTTCAAGGAATCTGCCGAAAACCATTACGGAGGTAGTTATATGGAACACTCATGGTAGAAGAAGTCTTGCTCCTCTTACATCAAAGATATTGAAGGCAATTAAGCGACTACATATTTTCAGCTGGGACTATCCTGGGTTTAAAACAGCATCAGGCCCTGATAGACGCTCTAACAGGATTATAGAGATTAGTGTCGACGGTGAATTCACCAACCCTTTCAGTGTCAAGTTTCCAAGAAGGCAGACCTTTCCTCCGGTAGTATTGGACGGGCAGGTTGTAGGTGAGTTTGATAAAAAGAATAATCTTCTATGGCTATACTTCGACATGGTTCATGCACCAGAAGATATTGGCTGGTTAATGGAGGGGATATTTCTTCAGAACGGTCTGTTTGGAAGTATTCAGGAAGCTCAGTTTACAGAGATGGTAGCAAAAAGGTTTACTGTTAATGCTACTAACAGAATAAGAACCTTAAAGGCTGAGATAGAGAAGGGAATAAAACAGCTTCAGGCTACTGAAACAGAATTGACCAAACTGCTGCTACTCTCCAATGCTAAAAAGGAGCTGACAAAATCTATTCAGAATGGTCTCAAGTATATCGCTGACCAGGGTACAGAGGTTGAGCTTACTGGTACCGGTTTGTGTTATATTATAAAAGACCTGACAATAGAGGAGACTCTTATTGGTGATATGAGAGTTAGTATCAATTTCGATGGGCTAATCAAAATAGTTAACCTGACAAGGAAAATAGAGTCTTACGATCATCCGTATATTATGGATGGTAATCCCTGTTTCGGAGACTTTTGGGAACTGTTATTCAAAGGTGAGGGTAGTAATATTCTATTAAATCTTGGCGTGGTGTATGAGACGCTTATGGAGTTCTTGAGTCATTATAGCCCTAGCAATCCGCATAAACATTTGGAAGCATGGACAGAGCTTGGTAAAGAGATGAAGACTAAACCTTCAATCCCAGTTGAGGTTACCGACGCATATACTACTACAGCCTTGTCTCCAGTTACTCCATCTACCGCATATACTACTACTTCTACTTTTGTAGTTGATGATGCTTCTACCAGTTAACGAAAGGAATATTAAATGGCCGCAAAGAAAAAACCGGAGGCTGCTACCATGACATTGAGTATTCCGATAGCCTCTTATAAAGAGCTGACATTGCTAACCAGGTCGAGCAAATCGGAGATACAGGGATTCTTTCAGGTAGAACAGGTGAGTAAACGTGAATTCAGGATGGGTAAGTTGTTCATGCTGAAGGCTCGTGCTACATCATCCAGCACTGATTCCGATTTCGACTTTCTGGAAGAGCCTACTGACGAAGAAAGTATTTTGTTGAGAGGCTGGTGGCATACTCATCCAAAGTTCAATACCGGATTCAGCTCTACCGATTATACCAATGTAGATGAAAATCTCGATTTTCCCTATGTCATTATGCTTTGCACTTCTGCTACTAATTCGCCTTCAGCACTGTTATATGTTGCCGAATACGGCATCTATCTCGATATGAAGGTAGAACTAGATTTAGCCATAACGGAAGAAGAAATGGATTCAGCAGCAGAAAGGGTACGTAAATGTATAATAGGCAGCGGAAGTTATTCAACCCGGAGGAATCAATCTTACTCAGGAAAAGGATATTTCTCTTTGGACTTGGAGGACTCGGCAGCTGGGCGTGGGAAGGTCTCCAAAAGTTGGGATTCAGGGAACAACTCACAGGGATCGACCCGGACATCATCGAAAAAGTCAACGTCCCGCTCCAGGTCTACAAAGAAGAAGAAGAAGGAGCTTATAAAGCGTCTAAAGTTACAAGAAACGAAGGCAACAGTACAATAGTCGGCACTGATGAATGTTTGCCGACATTTCCCGCTTCAGCTGTAATCGTATTGGCAACAGATAACATAGTCAGCCGAAGGAGGATCTATGAAAAAGCACCCTTAAGCGCAGTGATTGTTGACGGGCGGATGGCGGGTCAGTATTACGAAGTATGGATTTGTAGAAAATGGAAGTCAAAGGATGTGAAGCGATATGAAGAATCATTCTTTGACCCGAGTGAAGCAACTGCTATGCCTTGTGGAGAGCAGGGTATTGTTTATTGCTTTATGAGTGCTGCCGCAGAAATGGTAGCTGACGTTAAGCGCATATTCAATAAGGAGTGGAGTGTAATGAATCATTTTCTTAGCTTGGATATGCTCACCGGTGAACGAATAACTTATCCGCTGTAGCGGAGATCCCATTTTATGAAAGAATGGGAGAAAGGACAAATTGATGAAGGTACAGGTAGTAAAGATCGGTGCATGGATCAAAGAGGCAGATATTGCAGAGAGTTGTGGTACGGTGGGTGACGCATTGGATTCTATTGGCGAAAGCGTTCCTGTAGGGTATACTCTCACGGTTAATGGCTCTTCTGCCACCAGGGCGACCAGTTTGTCGGAGGATGATACCGTGAGGCTTCGTCCTTCCAAGTCTGAAGGTGGTATAGCTAAGTGGTAACAGTAGTTCCAGTTCTCTCCACTGGGACGTTTAGTTAATTAATGGTCAATAGCGGGTCTTACGGCTAACCCTAAGTGTTCACTCACAAATCGTATACTAACCATTTCCTGCCTTAATCCCCACTAAGCCAACCGCTATTGACCCAGAAAGGACTTATAATGATAGACGAAAATATCAAATGGTGTCGTTTCAAAAAAGATCTGATAGGGAATCTCGAATGTGAAGCCTGCTGGCTTACTGCCAAAGCTCCATTAACTCTATCCACAAGAGCTGCATGCGTGATGTGGAACAGAAAAATAGATACCACGGGCAAGGATATTATGATAAAACAGATGAAGCGAGTTGATATTGATGAACAGTCAGAGGAACACGATTTACTTTCAAGCTACGGAGACGATTATGAATGGAACGGTTACCAAGCCTTCACTGGAGGACATTACGGCTTTAGTTCAAAGAATGTCACGGACTGGCGAGACCATTGTGATGATCCACTTGCGGGAATCAGCCTTAAAGAAATACGGTAAAGCGGTTATTGTATTCAACGGCACAATAGAAAAATTTGTCAAACGATACTTCCCCCGCAGAACGACTTCAGTAAAGAAACCAAGGAAGAAAAATGAAAAAAATACCAACAATATTCCTACGAGATCCAGACAATCTCAGTGAAGTAACTGACGATCCACATCCTGGTTGTGAATGGGTATTTGAAGGGGAAGGAATAGCCACACAAAAATATGACGGCACTTGTGTACTGATAGACAAAGGTAAGTATTACAAGCGCCAGATGATAAAGACAAACAAACAGGGTGTGCTAACAGTTCCAAAAGGGTTTAAACCAATTAGCCATGATGTTGAAACAGACAAAATTATAGGTTGGGTAGAAGTGGACCCAAAGGCTAAAGAAAACAGATGGCATATAGAAGCTTTAGAAAGCCAGAAGTTAAGGGATTATCTATGTGAAACTTTTGAACTGGTAGGTCCGAAAATTCAGGGTAACCCAGAGAATTTCCAATCTCACTGTTTAATTCCACATTACACAGCACAAGTTTTTCTTAGTGTTCCCAGGAAATATGCTGCGTTGAAAGAATGGTTCAAAGACAAAGATATCGAAGGAATAGTATTTCATCATTACGATGGCAGAATGGCGAAAATAAAGAAACGCGACTTTGGTTTAAGCAGAAAGGAGTAATCATGGTAAAGGTGTATCTGGACAAAAAGTTATCTGATAGCATTGTGGATGTTCCAACCGGGACTACTGTTTACTTGAGCCCGGAACAGGGCATATTAGTACTAAGAATTCGTGATGCAATGTTGGATGTTGTATCAGAGTTTTTCATAAGTAATATATATGGCTACCAAATTGTACCGGAGGAAAAGAATGGGATGGCTTCTGATTGATACCGAGAATGGCTCAAAGACATTAGGCGACCCAAGGCAGATAAAGGACAAGCTCGGGTTACCACCGATAATAATGAACCAATGGGGAGAGCTGATATCACTGTACAACCAGCTGTTCAAAAGGGACACAGTAGAAAATATTATCAAAATAGACGAGCTGGAAATTCCACAGAAGACAGTAATGACAACATTAAAGAATCCCAAACTGCCTATTGATGGGATAGTAGTTGATACATTCAGTGAGCTGGTAAAAAAACTCAGTAGACAGATACAGGGTAAAAAGGAAAAGATGGAATGGCCCGATTATCACAAGCTGATGATTAAGGTTGATAAGATACTGGAATATTCCAACCGAATACCTTTAAGCATGATATTCAATTGTCACTCAAAGACAGAGAACGATGATGACCAGAGGGTGCTTCGCGTCATCCCTGCTATTGAGGGAGGAACGAAGAAAGACGTTGGCAAATGGTTCGACTTCGTTCTGTACACCAAGATAGCCAAACGCAAAGGTGGTGCATATGAGTATGTCTGGGTTACCAGACGTACTGAAAAATATTGTCAGGCAAAAGACCGAAGCGGATTACTGGACGAAGAAATTACACAGGAATATGCTCATCTACATCAAGCAGCAAAGGAACGAGGTTGGGAATCCATCAAAGTATTAATCATAGGTGAACCTGGTTCAGGTAAGACACAGAGTTTAGAAACATTAACCGTCCCATTTTAAGGAGTATATTATGACACTTGGAGACCGAATAAAAGAGGCACGAGAACGTAAAACAGTAATTCGCAGTATGTCTCAGAGAGAACTAGCTATCCTTGCTGGAGTTTCCCCGGTAACAATTTCTAGGTTGGAAACAAATATCCAAATCGGAGTAAAATCGGACAAAATTATTCCTTTAGCAGATGCCCTTGGTGTAACAATAGATTATTTACTTGGAAGTGAGGAAGGAGAATAATATGCCATTAGCAGTAGGCGGACGAGGTGGACGACAGGACAGACTTTATGTAAACAGAGTAGAGATATTGAAAGTAGACGACCTTGAGGGGGTTGTCATCTTTGGTGAGAAAGAGGACAAATACGATTTAGCCATAGATTTGTCATTGTACCACCTTGACGCACCAAAGCCATTTGAGACCACATTGACGTTAAGAGGTAATTTCGTCAGGGATAAAGACGGTACTGTTATCAGATGGGGAGGAGCGGTATCCATAGATGATTTCCTCAAGGCTATCAGCGTTAAGGGAAACCTCAATGACGATGAAACCATTCCCGATAAATGGCTGGATGCAGCAGAGGGCCAGATAATAAAGGTGCTCAGTTATCCAAGAAACAATAGTAGCTATTCGGGTACATGGAACAGGGTATGGAAAAATGACACCGAAGATGATTTTATCAGAAAACAGTTCTTATCTGAGTATAGACGTAGTGGCTACCCAAGGAACTACGGACTTGAACAAGCAGAGCCAAAAGCAGAGGAGCAGTTAACCATTCCAACGCCAACCACTGATAGCGAAGAATTAGTATGAGTCATAAGTGTAATAATTGGGAAAGAACACATGAAACTAAAAAAAGATACAAAAAATTATACGACGAATTAGATATGCTGCCTATAAGTGATGCAGAATTAGTAATAAAATTAGGGACAACAGTTTTATGGGTACTACAAGAGCAGGGGGTATTATGATACGATGTATAGGCAGAAATGGTAACTTTGCTATGGAGAAGTGGCGCATAAGCCCTGTAATGAATGGTTATAGTACAATAGATATTTATTCCAGCAAGATAGGTAGAAACCCACCGATACAATTTAAAGGTACCCCACAGGATCTATTGGACTTGTTCGGCGACATAATAGTTGAGATAGACAGGGTGATAGACAATGACTTCATTCAATCTGATCGAGATAGCAGAGGGCGGGGTAAGCAAGCGTAACAGGTTCATCACTAAGAATAAAGTACCCCCGCTATTGACACCGAAGAAAGAAGTATTTCGAAGCACTTATATGTATTCGGATGATGTATTGAAGTATGTACGGCGTAACGGGTCAATAGGTGGTTATAAGGGGCCAAGAGCTATAGACTGGGTTATCCTGGACATGGACATTGGTGACAAAGAACCTGAATGGTTCATGGAACAGGTTTCCCGGCTGGATAGATACCTTCAGACCAATCTGGGCAATATTGGGTACGTTTGTACCTTTTCCGGGGGCGGATTCCATTTTATGATACCTGCCGCTACCTGGTCTTTTGAGTCAGGCGAGAAACTACCCTTGATAGTCAGAAATACTGTTAAAGAACAGTTTGACGGCTATGGTGTAGACATAAGCCCTCTAAGCTCATCAGGTCTGTATCGCTGTTTGAACTCATGGAACAATAAGCGTAAACTTTACAAAGTATTGACAGAAATCAGTTCAATAGCTGAATATCAAGACTATCAGGATGCAGCAGAAGAGCCAATATCCCAGAAAATAGTCTGTAAGGCTAAACAGGGATTCTGGCATGACAAAATAGTAATAACAAAGACCAAGTTTCAATCTCAAATATCGTTCACAGACACTGGCAATCCAAGGACAATTGCCACTTGTATACATAATATGCTTGATTATGGTCCCATAGAGGGATCTCGTCATCAGGTTGTACTCCGTATTGCAGGTCATTTGCATAGAAGGGGAGTTCCTCTGTCAGTAGCACGTTCTGGGGTATTGGATTGGATACAGGATAATTCTCCCGAATGGCTTACGGCAGTGGAGCAGGCATATCGGGTACCCTACCACTTCAGTTGCGATGACTACTTGATGCGTAAACATTGCAAATCCACCTGCATGTTTCACCGCAGTAAGAACTACGGTAGTGACTTGATGACTGTTACTGACCTTAAGGGTTCACTTCGGTCACGCTTAGAGGTAATGAAGGGTATCAAACTCAACCTGCACGGTATTCTCGGTATCGACCAGGATACTGATTGCTATGCAGGCGAATTGGTAACCCTTATAGGTCCCACGGGGTCAGGAAAGACTGCTTTAGCCCAGAACTTATGCATGGGCTGGTCAATGCTGGAAGGTAGGTTTGTAGAGGAATATCGGCTTGCACCCGTATTGTTCATCAGTTTAGAATTAAGCGGCTGGCTGATATACCGTAGATTTTTTCAGATAGCCACCGGTCTAAACAAATCAGCGGTTATGGCACTTCACGATAAAGAAGATGAATCGAGTGAGGCATTGAGAATGCTGGAACACTTGCATGTCAGGACCACCACGTTAGAACCGAACGCTATTGAGCAACTGATAGATGAATGCAAACCAAAGATGGTAGTTATTGACCATGTAGGCTTTCTTGACACTAAGAAGCGGGACGAACGAGAGCAGGTTTCTGAGGCATATCGTACATTCGTGGAGATGAAAAAACGACTTGGATTGATCTTTTTAGTAATCTCTCATGTTGGACGTGCCGAAGCGATAAGGATAGAGCGTGGTGAAGGTCGTCTATCGCTATATTCCGGTAAGTATTCCGGTGATATAGAGAACGGCAGCGATAAGTTCATAGCGCTTGAAAACATCCCTGACGCTGAAGGCAATACTCGGGGCCTGCTCTCCATGTTAAAGAACAGGGATGGTGACTCATGGAAAGACTTACCAGTTAAAATGGACACAGAAACATTCAGATTTGAAAGGAGGTAAAATGGAAACGGGTTTTGAACTATATGAAAAGTATCACGAGCTGTCAGGAGCATTGGACATAGAAACAGACTCAGCGCAAAGGGACGTTATAGAGCTGGAGCTACAGATAGTAGCGGAAGATATAGCAAAGAAAGTTCACACTTATGACTATATAATAACAAAAATTAAGGAAGACCTTGGCGGTTATGAGGGTAGAATAGGAGTATTGATGGAAGAGGTTTCCAGACTAAGAATGCGATGTAGAGCCAGGGAGAATGATTTAACCAGACTAAACGAGAACATAATGCTCTTCGTAAAGGATACAGGAGCACCTAACAAGAGCGGTAATTTTGTAGTAAAGACTAAGGACGGAACGAACTACACGGTAATCAAGAGAAATGGTCCGTTGATTATTCCCAGCGATGATGCTGTACCCAGTGATTTTGTTGAACAGGTACGAAAGGTTAACAGGAAGGAGGCCAGACAGTTCATTATAGACAACCCAAACGCTACCTGGGGCTCAGTACCGAAGATTGATACTCTGCTTCGCAGATGACATGGTTGGATAAGATAGTCTCAGTTGCATTTTTCCACCATGACGTAGCGGAGGTCGATGGATGGATATTTCGTATTGTGCTATTTTCCTTCTGTTCGGTGTCATTTGTGTATACGACTCAGGAGGGTAGTTCCAGTACGGTTCAATTATCAATAGCACTTCATCTTTACGAGGTAGCATTGAGTATAAATAAGTGGAAGTTTGATATTCATACCACAAGCCATTATAAAAAATAATGGCAGAAGGACACAATGAGTGGACAACGCATAACCAGGAAGAGTGCCAAAGCCAAAGCCAGACGATTACAGGATAAGTTAGCACAGATGCTATTGACCAAGTTTTCATTCCTCCAGGAATCAGACGTTCGTCCTGCTATAATGGGTGAATCCGGTGAGGATATAAAGATATCGTCAATAGCACGTGATTGTATTCCATTCTCCTTTGAATGCAAGAACAGGGAACGGTTGAACATCTGGGATGCTTTAGCCCAAGCTGAAGCTAATGCCCAGGAGGATACTATTCCAGTAGCAGTATTCAAACGTAATCGTTCAGAAGAATATGTAGCACTTAAATTAAAAGATTTTATCCAGTTATTTTAGTGAAAGGAATGAAGTATGATATTAGTAAATACTCGGGGAGAGCAGTTGAAACAGATGAGAGAGAACTTGGGACTAACCCAGCAAGACGTAGCTAACAAACTAGGGTTCCACAGAAGTGTCATATCCAACCTGGAGATTAACAGTCCCGCTCAGACAAAGAATTTGAATATCTTGGAAAACCTGGCGAAGTTCTACGATGTACCAGCTAACGAGCTGATAGTATTCTTCCCCAAAGAGATGCCAAGCAAAAATTCAACAGGACAGAAAAAGGAAAAGGTTACTATAGAGCTGGTAGACCATAAGAAAATACAAGCATTTCTGGCGGACCTGTTAAAAGACGGTCCAGTCCTAGCACAGACGATTTACCAGGCAGCAAAGGCCGAGGGCTTTTCCCATTACAATCTCACCAGAGCTAAGCGGATTCTCAAGGTCAATTCTTTCAAAGACAGAGATGTAACGTACGGTCGTTGGTACTGGAGACTACCGAAGGATGACAGGCTCCCGGAGAAAATAGTAGATCCGGTTGAGTCAAAAATAGACCAGGGGTTGGATCTTGCAACGGTGACAGGCATTATAGACCAGAGAATAGAACGGGCATTTAACAGCGTAAAAATAGAGATTACCGGTTCCGGCAGACTACTTTCAGCAGAAAACAACGAAGAATAGGCAAAACGTTCATTTTAAGCCGTAGAGGGGTGCTGGCTGCATTTTCCACTAAAAGTCATGTTCTGGTATCACTCCTTGCATTATCGTGCAACACAGGCCCTCCTACGGCGTTTAAATTACAAAAGGAACCCTCCAATGCCTGATAGTATCTTCTGGCGGACTAATTACGGAATAAGACAGTGGAACAAGCTACAAGGAGAACGTGTGATGCCTAACCCTCCCGACAAATGCCCGGTGTGTGGAGCTGCAATGTTAGAAGAATACGATGATGAAGTATTTGGTCATATGATTCTATTTAGCTGTTCCACTACTGATGATGGTTATGAGTACGCATCAAATGTGAAAACTGGTGTTTACAATCATTGCCCCAACGCTCACCGTATAGCTCTCGAAAACATTCCATACCGCAGGATGTGGAAGCGGTTGAAAGGTGCACTCAAAAACCGTATCAAATTCAAATCGATAAGTGAGGAATCTAAATCAGCTTTGACAATGGTAAAAGCATGGATGACCAAAATCGAACAGGAGGAAGGTGATGGATAGATGGTAGTAAGACTATACCGCTGGGACGTGGAAAGTATCATCGAAGAATTCGAGCTGGAAGAAATGACGGAAGACCAGGTAAGTTTCTTTGTACAAAGACACGAGCATGAACTGGAAAAGGTTACTAAACAGTTCTTCCGGGAACAGATATACAAAAGACTACTGGATAATCAGGGGGTACTATAAGTACCCTTTTTTGTGGGGATATCCAAAGCAGTGAATTATTCAAACTGGTATGGCGGGGTCAATCCGAAGTATTTATAATTCTGGTCAATAGCTGTGGCTAGAGGCTCCGCCTCATCCTGGGATGCAATCTCGTCTACGTATCTATGGATACCATGCACCGGTATGCCAAACATTTTCTCCGGTATCATAGTAGGATATCTCAATGCGCCGTTATATACAATCTTCCCATCCTTCATACTTGCTCCTACCGCCCCTCTAATCAGCCTGCCGAACGGGAACCAGGTATACATCTGATACCTTGAGAACTCCTCAAAGTCAGGCAGCGTCATCAACCCGGTGAAATATCTGGTAATAGGAGCACCGGTTACGGGGAACGCCTGTAGCGGAGCTATCTGCCAGGGATAGGTTCCAAAGAAGGCCCTGTCCCTTTCGTCCTCGTCACCGAACAACCATGCAGCCGTATCCTGCGCCCACGATAGCGGTGGAGGTAATGCCGACTCGAATATAGAAGCGGGTAATGCCGTAGCCAGCGTCAGCATGAACACATCGTTCAGCATCAGTCGCTTCAGCCTGTTATACTCATCACTCCCCGGTTCGTACCCTGCCAGCCTAGCCTCCCTGACTATCTCATTTCTCATATGCACACTATTCCACCCGAACAGCTGGAACCTGGTAAGCATCCTACCCATAGACGTGGCAGCGAATGCAGGTCTGGATGCGGCATTGTACAGGAACTGACTGGCCCTAACTCCCCTATGGGAGTTGTTTACTAACCAGGGGTCGTCCCTAGCGAACTCATACCCTTCCATAGTATCTCTGAGCTTCAGATACATAGCCAGATATGCTCTACGTCTCAGTCTTCGTTCAGGCCAGCGCATGAACCAGGCGGCCTTATCCACTACAGCATCAGTGATACCGAAGCGTCTTGCCTCTGTCTTCATACCCTGGTAAGTGCTATTGACCTTAGCTTTAAACCCTTCAGGTGATATATCGGGATTCTTCTTGACTATATTCACAATAGCCTTGGTCAGCTCGGGAAACTGTTCATATTTGAATGCCGGGTCGAGTCTCAGTTCTTCCACAAGAAACTCTTCCATCAGTCCCTGGCGGAATAGTTCTTTCTCTATACTGTTCCATTCAGGCTTTATCTCTTCCTCACCGGGTCTATTGTTGAGGTTCATTATACTAGCTACATGAGCCGGATCGCCTGCAAGTCTCCAATGCCTGAAGCCTGTCTGAATAATAGTATGCTGAGTGCCGCCGAGCAGATTACCGGTGACCGTCCTGAAGTTGGACAGCATAGTTATAAGGCTCCACTTGGCTTCCAGGTTAGACCAGCTACGCAGCTTGGCGTAGATTTCCATATCCTTCGACCGTTCGAGCCTCGATAGCTTGTCCCTGCCAGCCTGGGTAGTGGTATCGATACTTTCCAGTACATCCTCCGGCAGTCGATACTTCTTCCTGACCTTCTTTATCCAGTTACCTATATTCTGGTCGCTGAGCATAGCAAGCGGGCCATGCTTAAAGTGCTTAGCTTTAGTGTTTATTATCTCCTCGGTAAAGATGGTCGGATAGCCTACGTTTTGTGCCAATTTGACTCTCAGCCATGCCGCCCATTCGTCAGTATATTCACCCATGCCTTTATTTTCATAGAACTGGTCAATAGCATTTCTCCCCAGTATGAGCTGAACCTTATTATAGTAAGCCCGCATCATATTACTTATATAGCTTTTATAGATACCGGTATCCGTCCTGGTCCCTAAAGACCTCTCATCACCAGCCCGCAACGAATGCCTACCCCTTGGGTATGATACCCGTTCCGCCTGTCCAGCCTTCACCTTCATAGGCATCAAAGCATAGTTGACGAACGGTTCAGACTCCCCGATATCAGGTACTGTCTGCCCGATGAATTCCTCTCTCGCCTCCAGCCCGACAGTCAGCTGCTCCTCTTTGGACATCTTTTCCCCGCGCTTCAAGGCTTCCTGATATTTCTGTTCTATCTTCGCTTCTACCAGTTTGGTCATATCCTCCCCGGCAGGTCTGATAGACGGTACATAGTATTTGGGATTTTGTATCCCTGGAGCCTTGGGCAACAGGCTATTGACCCTATCCAATACAATTCCAGCTGTCTTTGGATCGTCGATGGTCTTTATGCCCATCTCTTTCATCACAACGTCTTGTACCATATATCTTGCAAAGGCAAGGTCGCCCACCTTCTCCAGCTCAGTCCCATACATTATTTTCCGCATCCATTTGATGCCTCCGGGAATGTCGTACAGCCCTTGATACTTCGCATGTCTCGGCAGACCATGCTCTCCCAAAATCATCTTGGTTGCCATCTTGGTCCAGAAGTTGGTCATATCCCTGTCCATAGCGTCAAACACCTGTTGAGATGTCCACTTGGACAGCTGACCGGGAATGGTATGCTTATCGTGTCTGGCTTTTTCCCACCAGCCCTTTATTTCATTCCATTCACGCTTCACGTTGACAGTATTCTCGTACTTAGGGTTCAGCATATTTCTATGTCTTATCACTGCCTCGTGCAGCTTTTCGTAGTACATAACACCCTGTTTCTTATCCTTGTCCCAATGATACCGACCAAGAGATTTATCCAACCCAGCCAATAGCTCAGTAGTTTCACCGGCTATTCTATGGTTAGCTTTAAGCCCTATATCAACCATGTTTTCCATAGATGAGTAAGGTGCTTTGCCTATCACCTTAACCGGTCGTTCCTCACCTGTTTCCGGGTCGATACGCTTGACGAACCACATTCTCTTCTTATTGTTCCACTCATGCCTATAATGTTCCATTGCCAATCTGTATGGCATACGCATATCGTCAAGCATCCTCAACGGCCTACCCTTAGCCAGGCCAGGGTTTCTACCTTCTACCCAGTTGAGTATCCGCTCCATGAATGGCGGGCTGCCTATATCCTCCCAGAACCGCAGGAATCGCTCCAGGTCCATCTTGCTGGCATTCTCTATCTGTACCCCTACTCTATCCCTGAATGCTGTTGTCCATGAGAAGATGTTTTCTATGTTTTCTGCTAATCTCGGTTCTTTACGTAAGAGATCCATTACTCTTGTCAATAGCGGTTCTGCATCGCTGCGCTCTGGAAGCTTATATTCCTGGTCAAGCCTATACTTCAGCTTCGGTACCTTCGGATTGGCCATGAACAGCATTGCTGCCTGCGTAGATTCCAACCGCTCAGCTTCTCTTTCAGTCAAAGGTGCAAGCTTATCAGCCTTAGCGAACCGCTTGATCATCTCTTTCCTGAAGTTGAAATAGTTGGTCAGCACAGGAGACTTCGCCTCTCTCCCGCCCATATAAAACCCGTATATATTCAGCCCGGTCCTGTATGCAGCTCTTGCTGCCCTGGCATGTGCTTCCTCTTCTGTAAGCTCAGGGAACTTCCGCTGTATTTCCCTCAGATAATCGGTGATACCCTTTTTCTTGGTATGCAAAGAGTTCAATATTCCCATATCGAATATTCTCCGCATAAGTCTCTGGTCAACTTCAGAGGTAAAGCCCAGGCTCTTTACATTCTCCATCCAGCTATCAAACTTCTCCGGTAACGATTCCAGCACCAACTTGGTGTTGACCTTTGCGGATTTATCCCCGTACGTACCACCTACATGCTGGAATATCTCAGTGAGATACATTTCAAACAGATGTCTGTTACTCTGGCTGACCTTCATCGCATCGAATCGTTGGTATGCACTATGCAATGCACCGAATATCTCACTGGCGGAATAAGCATCAGCGAAATCGTTATCAACGAAATGCCTCATCCTCGTGAGATATCTATACACTTCAGTCCGTTTCTCCGTATCGTTTATCGGTCGTTCGTATTCCTCGCCCTTCCAGTCCCTCATTGTCTTGGTCATTGGGAACCGGGTCTCTACACCCTTCTCATTCCTGGTAGTGAACAGAGTATGGAACCGGTGGAAGATGTCCTTGTCATTTATAATCTTCTCCACGAAGCTCTCACCAGGCTTCAGCATAGCTGTTACTTCGTCGAAAAACTCGAAGTAGCCCTGCTTTTTCGGTGTTCCCGTCAATGCTGATGTTCCCATCTTGAATTCTCTGCCCAACGAGTTCTGCCATGTTTCCAATGCCCACTTACCAGCTGAATCGGTACCGGCCTTCTTCAGTATATCATCCCATTCAATCATTATCCGCTTGAACTCAGCTGCATAGCCGTCTCTACTGATAGACTGTGCCGGATGCAAAGCCAGCTTCAGTCCTGACAGTCTCTTTGCCATCTCAGCGAAGTAGCCTTCCATTGGCGATTCTTTCAGCTTACCGGCGGCACTCTCCAGGTCGTACAAGTCAATACGCCTGCCGTCATGTCCTTTTCGTGCGAACAGTGCATGTCTGAACTTTGTTAGTGAGCCATAGTCAGTAGTCTCGAACATTATTTGGTCAAGCCATTTGGAACCAAGCTTCTCGAGGCTCATGGTTACAGGTTTATTTCTAGAATTCATAATCTCATAGTTGAATGCATTATCCCACAGCCTCATCCTGACCTCTCCCCTGTCGCCAGGCATTCCAGGTATAGCGTCAGCAGAAAATCTCAGCCCGGTAGCTATAGGCAGTTCGTAATGCAACGGGTTCTCCGACTTCGGGCTGATAGTCACCTTACCAAAGCCTTCCACGTCATAGGTAAACTTACTGTCGGGCTGTTTCCTCAGCCAGCTGATATAGCTGCCTATATACTGTTTGGCTACAGCATAAGAAGCAAGCATCTTATTACCCATAGCAGAGCTTCTACCCACTTGGTACCTGGTAAGCGGAGAGTATTTCAGACCATAATTTTTTGGTGTTTCTTCCAAAGCGGGGTTCTGACCAAGGTTCCAGAACGATTCACCGACTCTATCGCCGATAAGTTTATTATCTTTAAGCCATAGAGATTCATTCTTCTTCACCGCTTCCATATAGTTCTTCGGCAGGTCGAGGTACCAGAATACTGAGTCACCATCATTATCCGCGCCACCGAGCATACGCTTCTCGAAGTCCGACAGCAATACTCCATTCCCTTTCCTATCGAGGAACCCTCTAAACTTCAGTCCTCTACCGCCTGGTATAGAATCGGCAGGCACTCTTATGACGTAAAAGTTATTAAATTTTTGCGTCAACTGGCCGTACAGTTCCTGTGCAGGTTCTGATAAACCTTGTTTACCTTTCCTGGCTTCATGCAGTCCTTCATAAATGTTCCACATCTCTCCCAACGTGGAGTTTCTGGGCTTAAGGTCTTTTGCCTCCCTATTAATCCATGCAAAAACATCTTTGGATAGTTGGGTATCGATTACCTTATCTTTCAGTCCACCACTAAACCATACCTCGCCAGGCTTTATAGCTTCTCCAGAAGTTCTCTTTTTGATAGCATGATCTCTATTCTTCTCCCATACCTCAGCCTGAGTGAACATATCGGCGGGGAGCATATAGCTTTTACCCGAATTGGGTATATCCGGGCTGGAGACATGCTGCATAATATATCGCTTCAGCATATGTTCAAACTGAGGCCATACATACTTTTCCCTGACTACTTCAGGACCGGTACCGAACCGTTCTATCATATACCTTGCAACACCCTCGCCTACTCTCATCTCTCTTCGGTAGAAGTCTCTATCAGCTGGGTCATCCAGTTCTATCTCACTCGGGTCTGGCAGTTCGGATATCTTCATCACATCTTCTACTATCCGTCCGAATGCCTCGCCGTTGTCCTTCTCCAGTATCCACAGCTTCTGCTCCAGTCCCAGCTTGGTAACGTCTACCTTACTCAGGTCTGCCTCTTCCCCTGCATACCACCTATTGACCACATCGTTCTGCTCAGCATCCCCCTTGAAGAATGCCTTGGTGTATCGTTCGAAGAAGTCTTTGACTACTGCCGGATGGACTCTATCTTCCACCAGATGTACGAGCATCTGTCTGACCAGATGAGCATCGTCCAATCCATCCTTCAGCGTATCGTATGTGCTTCTAGCCCACCTGAACGATTCAGTATCCACTTCAGTGATAACGGGACTGTCTGTGAAGCTGTTATTCTCGTCGTAGAACTTCAGTTCCCAATCGTTCTTGGTATCATTCCACTCCAACCGCATAGAATGACTGGGCCTGTTACCCAACTGTTTGGTACCAGACAGGTATGATAGATGGGTAATCCCCTTATCTCGCAACAGTGGCGCGAACTTCTCCGGGACGATAAATATCCCCATCTTCTGTAGCAGCATTCCTTCCGGTGCGCCTGTATGCACATAATGAGCCTTACCGAATGCAGCATCCAGCGGCATCGCTCCATCTATGATATGGGACTCGAACCATTCCGGCAGTACCAGCATCGCCCCATCTGTTGACTCCTGCCCTGGCTTCGATACAGTTTCCGTCAGTGAGGCATCGATAAACTCCTCGAACTCTTTCACCCGGATAGATTTATGCTTGCCGGGTGTCCTGACCAGTTCCAGGTGTTCCCTGCCCTTGAACCCATCATTCAGGTCGTTCATAAAGACCATGCTCATATTTCTGGTACCATGCCTGGCTTCATAGACACCTGGTGTACCAGGAAATCCTGAATTTAATATCAGCTGGTTACGTTTCACCTGTGCTGCCGGGTATAGGATGAATTTCTTTGGGTTATCGAACATCATCCTCAATGTCTTTGCTACTGATTGCGGCTCAAGTGTACCGCCATTTAGCAACACATCATACAACACGCTATTGACAAAGCCTGTATCTATCTCTGGTACATCGGACTTATACTCTTTAAGCACTTCTTCCAAAGCAGGCTTGTATGCTTCAATCTCATCGGTAAGTTTCTTTACCAGCCATACCTCATCCTTGGCATGTTTCCCGCCCCACACGAAATAGCCTTCAGCCTCGGCAGCAGAAGATATTTCCTCGAACCGCTCTCTCTCACCCCAATCGCCTATCTTGTCACTAAAATCCTTATCAACAGTCCAGTGTGGTTCAGCTTCGTATGAATCGTCTTGTACCCTGAGTTTCTTTACCACTACCACTGACGGCTTATCATCCCTGGAATATTTATCAGCTACCAGTTGCAGCGGATTGGGAGAGCCACGCATCTCAGCATCACTGGTGGCATCCTTACTCTCAGAAGATAATAGCTTACCCTTGACCCTGCTATATATCATCTCGGGGATAACTACATCGTTGGCAGCTTTCAGCGCTCGTCTGACTACTGGTATCTCTTCGTCTGTCAGCTCCATCTTATGGCTATTTTTGAGCCAGGCACGGATATCTTCCTCACCAAGAACACTTTTAGCTTTCCCGGCTTCTGATATCCTATCGTAGAACTCATCCCTGAAGCTTCTACTGTCAGTAGGCTTTGGTTTAATAAAAATCTTTTCCCCTAGTGCGGGTAAAATAACATTAGCGCCTACTTCATCCTGCCATTTAGCAAAAGCTTTTGTATCAAAGTCTTTTCCTTTTTTAAAGGATGGAACTTCTTTGCCTGTTTCAAGCTTAGCGCCTGGCATTTTACGAAAGAATTCTAGCGTTGCTGGGTTATCAATCAATCCAAAAACAGTATCTTTTGTTGGATATTCTTGTCTGATAGCATCAACTAGCGAAGCAAAAGCCCCCTTTCTCCGATGTGCTGGATCAGTAAAAGCATACCGTACAAAGACTTGATTTTTCTTTCCCGATGGATCTATAAACAAATATGCATCAGGCTTATAAGTACTGAATTCTCCGGTCTTAAGTTTCTCTGGCGAAATCCATCCCCATCCTTCAGTAGCACCTTGAGATCCTTTTAGACTTTTTAATTCACCGCGGCTTAGCTTATACGTACTTCTCAACTCATTGGGTTCAATTCCAAGCATCTTTAACACTTGTTCACCCTCTTCAACAACATTCAGTAGCCTTGCCAATGGGTTCCCTTGTTCCTGTTTCATTAAAGCAATATGATGTTTCCAAAAATCAACCTGATTCAAAGTAGATTCCACATCCCCTTGGATATGGTCCAATATTTTTTTTCTTTCAGAAATAGTTACTCGTTTTAGCCAGTTTGTTGCCCTGGCAACAAGCTGTTTCTCTGTCATATATTCCGTATGCTTGCCCTCTGATATTTCTTTATTCCATTCAGTATATTGTGCTTCCTGTCTTTTAACAGAAACTCCATCCATTTCTGCACTAAGGCTATCATAATGTTGGATAACCTTATACTTTTTCGTTTTCGGATTAAAGTCTCCAACAGAAGTAGTATTGGGAGATTCAAAAAGGGTGCCACCTATGCTAAATGGCTCAAGGAAAGTCCGCTTGCCTTTCTTGGCAGCCTTTATAACTTTTTTAGTAGAAGCTGATAGTTTAGCCGCCTCCTCTTGTTGGTGTTTTACAAAGCTTTCATATTGTAGCTCTCTTTTCTTAGTATGATACTCAGTAAGAATTCTTTTCTGAGCCTCTCTAGCAGCTTCAGTCTCCGGGATGACCTCTGATACCACTTTCCCCTCTACCGTCGATTCTAGTGGCTTCTGAGTGCCTTCCTGAGCCTTTCCAAGCTCCTGCTCCATCCTGCCTACGATTGGTTCGAGGCTTTGACGGGTTGTTTGAGCTTTCTCGCCATGTTCAAGCACCGGTTCCTCAAGGTAGCCCCTTCTGGCAAGTATTACATCGTAGAGGGTATTGATAACGCCCTTGTCCACAGGGGCAGCACCCATCTCTACCATCTTGGCATTACGTTCAAGGCCCCAACGAAGTCCCATTTCATCCATACCGGTCTGCGCACCGGAGATTATCTTTTTGACCTTAGTGCCAAATATTGATGGGTCAGCAGCGTCCACAGCATCGAGGATAGCTCTGGCCCTGTCAGGCAAATGCTGCCAATTATTCTCCCTGAGTTTCTTCCCGCCAGGCCCAGCGAAGTTGAGTGTATGTGGGAAAGACCCTGTTCGCTCCTGGTAGTCATGGATAAAGTCCACGAACCGCAGGGCTTCATCTTCTATAGCCTTCGGTTCACCAGACTTCAAATCAAAGGTGAAATGTTTCTTTACAGCCTTTTGGTCACGCTTGGTACGTACCTCATTCAGCTGGTTCTCTACTGCCTGCGCCTGGTTAAGCGTCAGCTTCGTACCAGACCCTTTCCTTATCTTTTCAATCCCCGACTGTCCGCCTGGATAGAAAAGAATAGTAGCGCCGCTATCCCTGGTAGCATCCACGTTAGCTTTGGTTCTGTCAGGGTAGCTGCTGGAACTATGCTCGGTCAGTACACCTCTCAGGTCTTGGGGGATACCATCCTTACCCTGGTCGTTACGCCATCCTTTCGGGGCATACCCGCCCAGTTCCATCTGCCTGGACACAGCTTCACTCTTCCGCATCTCTCGTTCCATATGGATAGCAGTTAATGTTGCCTGCGCTTCCTTGAAGTCAGCTGGTCTCCCGGTTTCCTCTGTTATCCGCTTCATCGCTTCCTTCATCAGTTCGGCAACCTCACCCTCTCCCCATGCTTTGTCCCTGGCTCTCTCTATGATAGCTGACTTGACATGCGGGTGGAGAGTCTTCCAGACACCTTTATTCTCGTTACCTTCGGGAAGCTCGTTGTACATTCTGTCAGCTTCTCTTGGGTCAACAGCAACTTTCTGTATCTGCTCCCTCGATAGACCAGCCATATGCCTGCCAGCAAGCTCAATATCCCACGGCTGAGCTTTATACCCAAAGAATGCTCCCAATAGATACTGATACACCTGGATAGCGGTGGGTGCATCCTGATGGGTAGCAAGCCCGCCCTGCATCATAGCCCCTGCAAGTGTCCTCACTGCCATCTGCGACTTCACATCCGGTATGAATTTCTTTGCGGTGGATGCCGTCCCGGAGAACAAAGCACCTGCTATTGACCCCCAGGTAAAGCTCTTCATCATCTCATCCACACCGCTCTGCCAGTCACTGACAGCTGATGCAGTCCCCAAATGGAACGCATGCCTCAGCGCTACCATAGCGGCGGGCATCTTATCAGCCACCTTAGCAGCCCACTTAACCTCGGACAGCAAAGGCTTGGTAATTATCTTAGTAGCTATATCACCGGCATACCTGCTGGCTAACATCGGTACTGATACTCCGGTCATATAGAACGGTAGATGTGCCTTCTCCATGTACGGCAGCTTTTCAGCAGCTGTCTTTCCTACCAAAGCAGAAAGCCCACGTTTTTCCACAGCCGCAGCCAACCCCTTGCTGGCCCCGAAATACTTCATAGACTTACCAGCAGCGCCTACACCTTTGAGTATCATGCCGGTCGGCATCGGTCCTATGAAGCCCACCAAATGGCCTACTGACCTAGCTATCTGTGAAGCTGTACCTGTAGGATGGTCAATACCCAGTAGATTAAGTGTAGTAAATCCCTCAGCAAAACCAGCTACCAGGTTAGTAGCAATACCTCTCAGCCCGGAGTCGGTATACTTCCGGTCCCACTTCATGCCGATAGACTCTGCTTGCTTCTGAAGCACGTCTACCTGGCTATCGTTGAACATATCAGGATTGATATTGTATAGCTGATACAGCTTACTCAACCGGTCCTTCTGTTTATTCAGAACCTGTTGCTGATAAGACGAAAAAGGGGAGCCTAAGACGCTCCCCGGAGTGTATGTTGAGATTGCCATTTATTACATTCCAGGGGGAGTGAAGGGAACTCTCCCGCTTTCCAGCGCAGAATCCCTGGAAGCATAGTCTTTCTGTAGTTGCCGAAGAACATCCCCAAAGTCTATCGTCCCAGGATTCACTGATTCTTTAGGAGGAGGAAGCTCGCCAATGCCTGGAGCATGAGCTGTCCCAGGACTAAGTAGAATATCAAGTATCGCAGATATTGGTAATCCAGCAAGCTTCAAAAGAAGTCCTACCTTAGCAGACCCGGCAGCACCAGCATGACCAGCAACGCCCTTAGCCTTTTTAGCTTCCTTAGCTAACTCTGCTAATTTGGTTTTACTAATAGACTGAACACCTTCTACCCTCGGAGCACCGGTAATAGTGGTTCCCTCTCGAAGCCCTCTAGTCAATCGCTCGGGATATTTACCATATCCCTTAGCAGCGCCCCACTTATTCAGATATGCTTTTATTTGTTCTGTTTCTTTGAGCTGTTTGCCTGCCTGCTGAACAGCTGTCTCAGCAGCTTCGGTCGCCGCCTGTGTTCCACCAGCTCTCCAAGCCCGGAACCTTTCTTTATAGGGTTGTTTGCCCGCTTCCCATGCTTCACCAAGAGTTCCGCCTTTACCGCGAAGTAAGTCGTGGACTCCTTTTCCAGCACCAACGGCTCTCTGTGGAGCACCAGTATGCCAAAGACCACGCAGCAAGTAAGGAGAAGCTGCCATTACAGCTCCAGTTCCCACAAGACCAGTACCCCATTTAGCTGCACCACCAAGGGTTATACCCGGAGCACCTTCCTCAAGCGCTATCTGCGCCTGGTTGGCATACTGACCCAGCTCGGGGTTCATTGCATACTTGGCTTGAATCTTTTCCAGGTCACTTTTAACAGCTTTACGTTTAGACTTGTCCAAAGTGCCAGCAGCATATTCAGCACCCCATTTATCGAGGTAAGCTTTAAGCCGCCGCTGTTCCCGCAGCTGTTGCCCTGTCTGTTGAATAGTCAACAGCCCTAACAGTTCTTGTGAAGAAGGAGCAGTGAGAGGCATATTACTCTCCTACGAAAAATTTGCCTGGTTCCGATATTTCGTCATCATACCAGAACCCGGATTCCATTAATTGTTTGGTCAGATTAACATTGAGCCTACTCTGGAGCAATGCTCCCAGCGGACCATCGAACATTGTATTCATCTGTCGCCTGGTCATTCCCTTTGGAAACAGGCTTTCTATTTCTCGTTCTGGATAGCCCATAGTAGAAGCCCACTTGTTATATTCTTTCTCCCACCGTGGTTTTTCCTCTCCAGTCTCAGCAAGCATTTTATCCAATATTGATACTACATTCTCCGGTACAATTTGATCAAGTCTAGTTTTTTCGTCTATCATTGTCTGTAGCTGATAGTCTAGCATTTTTCTACGAGCTATGTCTTCCTTTGTTGGCTCCGGTTGAGTCTTTTTCAGGTTAATATCGTGGACCCTGCCTATTTCTGGAGCTACATACCTTTCATATTCCAGCCCGGTGACATTTCCTCTTCCGCCCAGTTCATTTATAAGACCAGTAAAGTGTTCATCTGTAGGAAGCAATTCTGGGTTGATAGGTTTATTGGCATAGTTATATTGTTCCATTCCTTTCCACGTAGTTCTTTGCCCACCAGGCAGAATAAACTGGTTAGCTCGCTTCCAAGCAGTCTCGGTAGCCTGGTTAGTTCGCTCCCAAGCAGTCTTGGTAGCACTGGTCTCATACTGACGTTGCCGTTCAGATTCTCTCCGCGCCATTACATTACCCAGAAGCGCTGTCACTGCCTGCCCGACAGCATCAGCCCGCCTGTTACCTTGCGAAAGGAGATCGAAACCTGAATCAATTCTCATAGCCATTATCCGCTCCTTTGGATATCAGACGAGAAGCCTGCCCATTTACCAAATGTATCTTCCAGTCCCGAGACAGCTGTCATTCTATCCGCTTCCACTTCGCCGTATGCCGTAGCACCTGCCGCTCCTGTAGCCTGAGCGCCTTGCCCGTATAGTCTGCCCATCAGACCACCACCGGCAAATCCGCCACCACTAGCAGAACCTACCGCTGACTGAGTAGCGCCTATCCCTCCGGTCATAGCACCGAGCAGTCCCTGTTTATATTCCGGACCCCAATGGCCAACCCGTCCCTCTTCCAGCTGCTCCCGTGCGGCTTCAAGGTTTACACCACTAAAACCACTTTCTGCCACCAGGTCAGGGTCACTATATCCAAATAGAAAAGCCAGTGCTTCGTTAGTAACGGGAACAGCACTTGCGCCATGAAATCCAGCTTGTTCCCATTTTGGTGGTACGCCGGAATTCCCAAATACATCATGGTATTTCGACCCAGGGGATGGAGTATAAGAATAACCGCTTCCGCCTTTATGTATTTTAGCCACATCTGCCCAGGTAAGCTCTCCGCTGAGAAACTTCCTCAACTGCTCCGGGTCTGGATTAGCTGCTGTTACATAATCTTCTGGTAAGCTCTCCGCTGAGAAACCTCGGAAACGTGACGGGTCTGGATTAGCTACTGTTATATTATCTTCTGGTAATGCCATTGCTATGCTCCAATTATCCTATAGATGAAAACCAGGCTGCGGGATCTAGTCCGGGACCTGCCTGGTAAGTTCCAGGAGAACTCCCAACACCGGAGAACCAATCCCAAAACGAACCTCCTTTTGCCATACCGCCAATATCTTTTATCAATGCTTCTCCGCCGAAAGCCATAAGCGTCTTTGCAAGATTACCCACTCCGCTTTCAAACCCGGCAGTACCCATTTCTTCCAGGAAGTCACGTTGAGACTGGCCATACCAAGGGCTATCAAAGTCAGCTCTTTTGCTAACCTGGCTAGCGCCTATATTCGGTAATGCCAGACCTAACAGCCCTCCTGCTATAGCTCCTCCCGGGCCTGCAAGCCCCAGCAACGGTGCTAATGACCCTAAAGACCTCCAGACACCAAACTGTTTAGACAGCTTGGCCATCTTATCCTCA